GTTATTGTTATTGTTATTGTTATTGTTATTGTTATTGTTATTGTTATTGTTATTGTTATTGTTATTGTTATTGTTATTGTTATTGTTATTGTTATTGTTATTATTATTGTTATTGTTATTGTTATTTTTATTGTTATTGTTATTGTTATTGTTATTGTTATTCTTATTGTTATTGTTATTGTTATTGGTATTATTATTTGAGTTGTTATTATTGCTATTTACGGCATCTATATCTTTTTCTAATGATTGTAAGTAAAGATTATATAATTTATTACATAGTTTTTCTTTTTCCATATTATTTACAACTTTTTTATTTAAATTATAGTCACGTATAGCAATATTACGTATTTCAGTAATAGTCATTCCTCCTTTATCTGGTGTTAAATAACACTGATTCAAATTTTTAAACCCTTTTTTTTTCTTAACATATAAATTATTTAATTCATTATATCGGTCATGTATTACTTTACATAATTCACCCTTTTGCATAATAATTAATTTATTCTTTTTAATATTATAATGTTCTATCATCTTTGTATATGGTATTTTTAATTCATTCATACCAAAAATAAATAATTCAATTCTTGTATAACCTCCTTTGGAAGGAGTATTCATACAATATTGACTCTTATACATATCCATTGTTATTATCTTGTGTTTTCCATCTTTAAATAATTCATCAAAACGATTTGGGGGTTGACAAAATCCGCGCTTATTTATTTTCAAAAAGTTCGGGTCAAATTTAGTTGTCCCTTTTTTATATATTTCATTATATTTCCATTTTTTATCCCATATATTTTTAAATGATGTTGCAGCGATTGGTATTTGATTTATACCTACCATATTTTTGTTAAATTCTAAAGGACACCATTTTATATTAGAAACTCCATTTTCTCCTCGTAATTCCCAATCGTCACAATTATAAATTAATTTATTTCTGTCTTTATTAAAATAAGGAAATTTACAATTACCTACATGATAATCTTTATATTTTTTATTTGAAACAGTTGTAATAGGATATAATTTTTTTTCTTTATAAGTAATTGATGGTTTCTCTGGACAATAACCCCATTTCATAGGTTTCCTAAAATCATTTACTTTTATAGGGCATACTAATTGATTATCATCTTTCGATTTTCTAATACAGTTATATTCTAGTTTAAGAGTATCTGTATTGAAAAATGGAAATATACAGCTATTTGCTCCCATATTTTTATTTATAACTGTATTTTTATCAAATACAGTTGAATAAATATTTTTCTCATTTAGTAAATAATCAAGACTTACATCCACAATATTTTTCGTAATTTGTTTTAAATTTAATATACTAACTTTGCGCAATTTTTCATATTCTTTTTCCTTTATATTTAAATCCTTTACTTTACTTTTATCTACCATAAATATTTTATTTGTTTTTTTGAAATTAATAATAGGATATTTATTTTTATATTTACTAATAAAATGAGTCTCTATATCTTTAATTTCATCACCCTGAAATATAATATCATCATCTCTTGTAAATATATTTTTAGATAAATATGGTGTTGGAATATATATACCACCTATAAGTTCTTCCCTATCTATTTTATCATTTATTAAATCATTTCCTAATAAATATGAAAACAATGTCAAATATTCTTCACTCATATTTAATTTACATTTTTTGTCCTTTTTATCAAAATTACATAAAATATTTTTATGACAACTTTTTTCATTTTTATACTTATAACATACACCTATATATAATCCGGTATCAATTTGAACTATATTTTTCAAGGTTGATGATACTAGTGGTTTCATCATTGTTTTAATTAATTCAACATAACTAGAATGTTGTAGAGATAGATTATGTTTTGGATTTTCAATTAATTTAACTATATCTTTTTTATATTTAATATTCATATATTCATTTATGTAATAACTAAAATCATATTTAAATTGTTGATATAAATAATCTTTTACCAATAATTCAGTAATATTGGAAGTTAAATAATTTTCATGATATTGAAAAGAAACGAATTCGTCATAATAAAGGATCCTATTCACTGTTTCAATATCACCCAATTTATCTTTAATTTCCTTTGCGTCATATACTATATTATTTATAGGAACAATTAATTTATTTTCAAATAAAATTCCACAAATATATGTTTCTTCCTTACTAACATTTTTTCGATCATTATAATTATCTCTATTCTCTTTTTCATATATAATTAATTTTGATGGTTTATAATTTAATTCAATTCCCAATTCTCTATTAATTATTTGGTAATATTTCCAAATTTTTACGATATTCATAGATGTTTTTTTTATAATATCATCTATAAAATAAACACCAATGTTTGGAATTAAATTTACTGGTATAATAGGCAATAAATAATTTGTATCTAGTAAAAGAAATTGTGCTTTTGTGGTGTTAGTAATAATTTGTCCCTTTATATATGTAGTCGTTAAGTTTTTTTTAATTATAACAAAATTATTAACATTTGTTAGGTGTGAACAATAATTATTATGGATATTAAGTAAGTTAAACACCTTCAAACTTCTGTTTTTAGTTTCCTCTAGTATATTCATATTTATATTTTTTGTTTTTAAATATTTGATTGTTTTACCGTCTAAATTAATAAATTTATGGATTCTAAATGTTCCATAATTACCACCTATATTACCACTACTATTAACACGAACATTGTATATTGGTGTAAACTGATGTTTACCTTCTTTTATAAGTATCATAACATCATTACTTTTAACTAAGTATGGATTACACATTAAATTGTTTGTTTTATTATTGAAAATAAGAATATTAATACCATATGGAAATAAATTAGCATTTTTTCTAGAAATTAAATCTAGGAAATGTTTATAATTAATAATTTCATTATCATCATATAATGCTTTCATAAAATTATAATATGCTGTGAAAATTTTATAACCTATTATAATATGTTTAATACTCATTAATGATTTTATATCTTTCAATATCTTTAAGTCATCATATTTCATATTTTTCACATCTGTTATATTAATATTTAATTGCCTAGATATAGCAATATTATTATTAATAAATTCAATAAATTTATTATGTTTTTTAGGAGATGTTGGAAGTAAATCACTGGAACTGTATATTGAAATTAAATCCCCGCTATTTAAACTTAGAAATATTTCAGGTGTAATACTTTTAAAAATAATATTTCTAATAATAGATAAAGATACATTTTTAATCATTGCTATGACGTGAAGGAAATTACCGGTTTTAATAAATGATACACCCTTTCTTAAAAATACATTACTTAATGGATTCAGTGCATTTTTCTTACTGTTTAGAAATATATCTTGATGATTATTTAATAATATATCTAAATATTCTGGAAGAATCCCATATCTACAATTTTCAAGTTTAATATTATTACCAATAATATAATTTTGATTTGAACATTCAAATGATCTACTTTTTTCATCTTTATCTGTTTGTTCTTCTATCTTACTACCATCATCCTTTTCTCCTATATCCTTTTCCTTTATATCATCTTTATCGACTTTGCATGTCAAATCTTTCCCATATGTTCCATATGGTCTTTTAAAATTTTGAACTTTTTTTCCTCTCTTACTTTCATCAAAATCGCGTGGTTTATTTTTAAAACAACATGGGTAACATAATTTCTGAGGATGATTTTTACCAGTTATAAGACCAGGATATGCTTCAATTCCTGTCCCCTTTAGCATTTTAGGCCACTCTTTTTCTAATTTTTCATTCTCCCAATAAGAATTAGTTTGATTACTGGGTTTTCTTATTATAATATTATATTGACTATTCATTAATTGTTTTCCCCTTCTTTCCGGATCTAATACCATCCCATTTGTATAGGGGCTTCTAAAATTATTTTTAAGTAGATCATCTACACTAATTGGTTTTCGCGCTTGATAATCCCAAATACGAGGACATATATAATAATTATTACGATATTTCATATAACCACTTACTGATTTTGGGTCAAATGTTTCAATATCTTCTTTATTTACTATATATGGTTGTCTCATTTGTTGATTAGGACAAGATGTATTATAACTCCATTTTGTATTTCCTTTATCTTTTTTAATTTTAAATAGAAGGGGGTCCGCGTCTTCTCTCATATTTTTCATATAATTTGAATATTTAATATTTGATAAATTAGATTTTCCTATCAATTTAATATCATATTCTAATTCCTTCTTTTTACTTTTCTTTTTATTATTATTTGAATTATTATTATTTGAATTATTATTATTTGAATTATTATTATTTGAATTATTATTATTTGAATTATTATTATTTGAATTATTATTATTTGAGTATTTTCTAGATTTTTTCTTAGATTTTTGTATGTTTTTATTTAAATTGTCTATATTTGTATCATCATTTGATATATCAGAAAACATATCTATATCACCATAATCATCAATATCTGTAAAATCTAAATCAAAATCATCTTGTAAATCTGAATTATAATCTTTCATATAATCATATTTCGATATCTTTTTTGATTTATTTTGCGATTTTCCAACAGATTTTTTTGATTTTTTAATAGATTTTAATGATGATTTAATATTATTTTTAATTGCTAGTGTATCAGTTTTAATTAATATTGATTTACTAGAACTATTACCTTCAATATCATCATTAAATATCATAAAAAATATGATATTTAAATATGTAGTTATAAATTTTACATCATTGAAATCTGTTATTCCGTCATATTCACATTGTATAACATTTTCTTTAAAATTTAATCTAATAATAATACTCTCAATACTACTTTCTTCTTTATCTACACTTTTATATTTTAAGTAAAATGAAATCATCGCAAATGCTTTTCCTTTATCAATTAAAAAATAATTTACTATAGAATTTGCCAATTTATCATTTTCTTCATTATTGAGAAGTCGCCCTTCTTTGAGTCTAGTCCCTATAAATTTAAATATATTATGATTACTAAAAAAATGATTTATAGATTTATAAATAAAAACAATATTTGGTTTAATAGGTTTACTTATAAGTGTAAAATATTTTGTGAATTTTAGAAGATACTTTAATGTAAAATCATATATATCTGGTTTCTTTTTTAAATATACATCTTTTATTTTATATTTTATAGATTGTTTTGCTTGTAAAAGATATGTAGTAGGTGTTATAATACTTTTAGATCCAAAAAGATAATTAGTATCTATATATGTAAGATTTTTAATATTAATAACTTTATTAATCTGTTTAATAAGATTATTAATATTATTAATATATTGAACAATTTTTTTTTGCGATATGCTATTATTAAAATTAATAGATACCAAAAAATAACTATTCGCAAACAAATAACAATCAATAATATTATACATATTTTCAATATAGTATCTAAAATTTATAAATGTTTTAGAATCATTTTTAATATATTTTGTTTGTTTTCTATTAATTATATTCATAATTATATTACGTCCTTTTTCTTCCAAAAAAGGTTTATTTAATTTATATTTGTTTTCTGTTCTATTATTATATGAAATTTGTATTATAGGCAAATCATAAAATGTTTTGAATTTATTAAAACAAAATATCATCTCTTTATCATTTAAATAATTCATATATAATTCACTATTTAAATGAAAATCCAATTGTTTAATTCCACATTCTTCAATTTTCATATATTTTTCTAACTTTTCATCTATTGATATACTTTTCTTCTTTTCTTGTTTTGTCTCTTTATTGTTATTAGTATTATTATCTAGTAAATTTGTAGTATAATTTATACTATATTTTTCTCTAATTAAAAATGATTTATTTATATAATTTAAATTCTCGATGTCTTTCATTTTATCAATATAATGTATCGGAAAATAATATTTCAGATACTTAGTATCTAATTTGTCTTTAAAATCAGAAAATGATATTATATTAATTTCATTATTTGCGATTTTCCCATAATAATTTAAGATCCTACTTCTTTGTAATGTTGTATTATCCATGAAATTCATATCTAAATCATATTTGTTTTTTATAGTCATTAGAGGGTTTATATGTTTTACAAATGGAATTAAATTATTTTCAATTATAATATTGTTTTGATTCGATAAAGAAACTGGAGAATTATTTAAAAGTAATAGTAGTTCTTCATTATTATAGAGTTCGTTATAATCATATGTTTCTAAATTTAAAAACTTTATATCATCGTTATTTTTATATTTTTTTGGATTTAATTCTTTTAATAAATTACCAATTTCTTTTTTTGATAACATCATTATATTTTCCAATTTTTCAAAAAACACATTATTAGATATAATTTGTGTTTTTATAAATATTTGATTTAAAAGCTCTAAATAATAATTTAAATGTATATTTTTAGAATTATACCACAAATATTGCCTACTTGGGAGCAATTCTTCTTGTTTTTTTTTTGAATAATCTTTATCTAAATTTATCTCTGTTTGATTAATTAATACACAAATATTTTCTTGTAAATGCTCTACATTAGTATTATCGTCAATTAAATGATAAATGAAAAAAGTATTACCTTTTATTATTGACCCAAATTTTTTTTCGTAATAGGGTATTACAGCATTTAATCGTTTTTTATTTGAACTAGTCAATATACCTGTTTTTCTCAAAGTTTTTAATATATATTTAATTTCATTACTTTGAGGTCCAACAAATATATATTTTTTAATACTATTTACATTTAAATCTTTATAATGTAATATTTTATATATCTTTTGTCTATCATTTGAACCACATACATTATTCATATTTTAATTAAAAAATATTAATCTTTGATATACTTTAATATACTTTAATATATAAATAGAAAATATTAAAAACAAAATAAATAAAATAAAAAAATAAAAATTAGATTGGTTTATATGGAGTAGAATTTATTTCAATACCACAATATTGTTTTGGATTTATATTAAAATCTACTGAAGTATATATTTTGTTATCAATCGCAATTTTTAACATAAATGAAAAATTATCCCAAAACTCCTGATCATGTCCTATACTTTTGGTCATAATATGAGTTATTTCATGAAGAGCAACAAACAAAATTGTATTTTTTGGAACTAATTTATCACCTTCTTTTTTAAGTCTCAAACAAAAAACTAATTCTTGACCCTTGTTCACAGAATATGCTGTATATCGAGAATTGGGTGTATTTTCACTAAAAACACAAGATTTGGGATTATAGTTATGTAGGAGTCTTTTAATAGTAGAATCAAATTCTGCTTTCGAAGATACACCTCTATTATAAGTTGCTTTCATATATTCGGGATATAATGATTCTGGATTATTTTTATTTGTAAGTTCTATAATTTCAACTAAATTATTTAAACTTTTTCTTATAAATGCTAGATGATCTGCCGCTTTCTTATTATCTTTCATCTTCCTTACTAAATATTTTTCTCCATCAACCGATGATGTTATTAATTCAACATTTCTTCTATAATTTGAAAAAAAAATAAAGATTATTATACCTAATACGAAATAAAACAAATAAGACGCAAATTCTTCCATTTTATTATATGTATATATATTTATATAATTAAAATATAATTATTGAATTAAATCTTCTTACATTAATATGGTATTAGAATTTTTTTTTTTCATTTTTTTAATTTGATCTCTTTAATTCCTTTTTCTAATCTATCTATTTTAAGACATAATTTATGCGTAGTGTCTATAAATTCAACATCATTATTTTGTATTTTAGAATAAACATGATTTAATTTAGTATTTAAAATATCAATTTTGGTATTTAAATCATTAAACTGAGATATGTTATTTCTAAATAACAGTTTTATATTATCATTTAGTTTTTGATAATTACTAAAATGAATATAATTATTTTTATGTAATAAATTTATTCTTCTTTCAAATCTATCAAATTGTTCTTGGTAACCATTTAGTAAAGGATTATCATAATAATTAATATTATAATTAGATAAAATAATATCTTTTTTAATATATTTATGTGGGTTATAATTATCAATATTTAAAATATTATGTAAATTTTCTTCTCCACTTATTTGATAATCATCATCTTCTTCATTATCCAACCAATCATTTTTTCGTTTTAAATTATATTCTTTACCATTTAATCTCTCGTCGGTAGTTAAAGTATTAATAAAGATCGATGGTTCTAAAAACGACATATATGTAAATATGTAAATATGTAAATATGTAAATATGTAAATATGTAAATATGTAAATATGTATAGTAAAAAATTAATATATTTAAAAATATAATATAAAAATCAATTTTATATTTTCGAAACGATTGGAAAATGGTCAGATTCATATGTTTTTATTATATCAGTTTTTAATTCTTTATTAGATGTGTTAGTTTTACATAAAATATAGTCTAAATTCATAGGTAATATATGATGATAGGATTCACTTCTATTTGTTAAATCTGGTTTTATATTTAATTTATTACAATAATTAATAAATTTATCTCGTTTTATATTTAAATCACCACCATATATTATTTTTTCACCCTCTATTAATTTAATAGTATTTAAATAATTATTAAGTTTGAAGAATTCTTTATTAGAACAAAACATATTTATATCACAACTAAAATGAGAATTACAAACATACGTTTTAATTTCTGGTAAATAACACATCATAAAACCATTATTAACATTTGTAATATAATTTAATAAGTCCTTATCAAATGTTTTATAACAAATATTTTCCATTTTATATTTTGAAAATATACATATCCCTATACTATTTATATACGTAATATAGGGATATTTGTGTTTTATATTTTCTTTCAATTGATTAAAACCTTCATATATTTCCTGAAAAAATAATATATCATAATTATTTTCATCATCGGATTCTTTATCTACTTCACTATCTAAATTTAAAATGAATTTAGAAATTAAATAAACACTTAATGGTTTATAATTTGTTAATCCCATAACGTAATAACGATAATAATCATTCGTTAAACCCAAATTCCAAGATAATATTTTCATTTTATAAAAACTTATTAGAAATAAATTATTGATGTCTTTAATATAAATTACAAAATATATTTAAATATTAAATTAATTTTATTTTATTTATATTAAGTTTTAAAATTGAAACTTTTTAATTTATTAAAGACATAATTATTAATAATTATATAACTTAATAGTTAATTCAATATAATTAACAAAATATATGTCATTTCCTCGTAAAAAGATAAAATGGTCTCCTTCTAATGATTTAGAATTTCTTTGTATTGATTGGATTGAATGCGATGAAACTATTTATGAAGATTGTTTCTATGATAATACAAAAAAAGATAATGATGAAGGTTTAACTGAAAAAGAAGAAGAAGATAAAAAACATAATAAACACTACACTATATTCGTATTTGGTATAACTATTGAAGGTTATTCAGTATGTGCTAAAATCCTAAACTATCAACCATACTTTTACGTAAAAATACCAGAACAGTTTAAAGATCAACCAAAACTTAAAAAAAAATTTATAAAAGAGTTTTTCGATAAAAAAGATTTGAATTTCGGAAAAATAAATACATATAATAAACTAGATGATAAAATAACATCATCTAATCCCAAAGTATCTAACGATGCGTCATACTTACTTAAAATGCGGGATAAATTAGAAACAAGTGAATATAAATCAGCATTAGATGAAAGTAAAATATGTGATAAAAACAGTGAAATATTTTGGTCTTTTACAAATAATGCTAAATATGATTTTTGGAAACTTCCTTTTCAAAGTAAAGAAGGTTATCATTTATTTAGTAGTTTTATGAAAATGAATAAACATTATCCAAAAATGTATGATAAAACAAAAGAACCCAAAAAACCATATTATTTGGATTTTAAATTATTTGAATCTGAACTAGAACCACTTTTACGATTTTTTCATGATATGAAAATTAAACCATCAAATTGGATTAAATTTAATAAAAGGTCTTATAAAATGAAACCCAATATGTCTAGTTGTCAAATAAATGTTGAAATAGATTATAAAAAAGTTATTCCTCTAGATAAACAAGAAATACCTCCTATTATAGTTGCGTCTTATGATATAGAATGTGATAGTAGTCATGGTGATTTTCCATTAGCTAAGAAAGATTATAAAAAATTAGCCAATGAACTTGTAGTTAGTTATCTTAATAAGAAAATTAAACTCAATAAAATGCCGAAATCATCTCAAGAATATCATACATTATCTAGCGAATTGAAAACATTTACGTTCTTCAAAAAACGTATCATACAAGCATTCGATTTAGAAAAACAATATTATTTACATCAAAAAAAAGATGATGAAACAGAAGAAGAACGATTAGAATTATTAGAAAAATTAGAACCAAAAATAGATGATGACATAAGCAAAGTTTATTTTAAAGTTCGTGATATTAAATCTAAAAAAGATAATAAAATAATTATTGAAAATTATTTGAAAACAGAAAATTTTAATACATTATGTAAAGAATTGCTATTTATATGCGATAGACCTATTAAAAAAATCATTGCTAACCAAAAAATGAAAGCTGTGATTACTTCAATTAATATTCAATATGAAAGAAAAGAAGAATATAGGATTAAAACATATAAACAAGACGCAAAACCTTGTTCTATACACGATCTTATCAGCATTATTAAAACTGTTAGTAAAAAGACAAAATTTCCATTTGAAAATCTTAAAATGAAAATCTTGGGGAAAGATGTCCTTGTTAAATATGTTAATCAAGAATTACGAAGCGCATTTCCACAAGTTCGGGGTGATAAAGTTATTCAAATTGGAACAGTATTTTGGCGTTATGGCGATGATAAACCTATTTACAATAATATTATTACTTTGAAAGAATGTGCCCCTATTCCTAATGTTGATGTATTCTCATTTACAAAAGAACGCGATGTTTTACTAGAATGGACTAAAATGATCCGCAATTATGACCCAGATATTATTCTAGGTTATAATATCTTTGGTTTTGATGAAGTATTTATGTTCGATAGAGCAAATGAACTCATAGCAAAAGGAAATGTTGGAGATACTAAATACCAAAAGTTCATTAATATGGGACGACTTAACGCAGACACATATAAAAATATTTGGAATTGTAAAGGTAAACTTCTTAAAAAGAAGTTGGCGTCTAGTGCGTTGGGAGCGAATTATCTAGAGTATTTCAATACTCCCGGACGTGTTCAAATAGATTTATTAAAAGTTATTCAAGGTGGTCTTACTAAATTGGATTCTTACAAACTTGATAGTGTTGCCGAATTTTATATTTGTGGTAAAATACTTAAAGTTGGTAGAAGTGAATGCGATGACGTAATAAATGAATCATATTGGTTACATATTACCAATATTAAAGAATTGGAAGTAGGTAATTATCTTATAATAACTCTTAAAACAGGTGAGAAAGTTGAAAATGGAACTAAATTTATTATTGAAGAACTTGACGCTGAAAATGAATACATTAAATTAAATGAACCCATTTCAGCATCAATAAATTCACAAGCACCCAAATGGGGTATTGCAAAAGATGATGTGACGCCTAAACAGATTTTCGAATTTCAAAAAGGGACAAATGAACAAAGAGCAATAGTAGCCAAATATTGTATTCAGGATTGTGCTCTGGTAATTAGATTACTCAAAAAACTAGATACAATTGTTAATAATGTTGGTATGTCTAATGTTTGTCTTGTTCCATTCAGTTATATCTTTATGAGAGGGCAAGGTATAAAGATTTTCAGTTTAGTTGTTAATGAATGTAGCGAAACTGGGTTTTTATTACCCACTCTTGATAAAGTATGGACTGACAAAGGAGATGATGATATAGAAATTATTGAGAATGAAGATAAAATAATTGAATTAGGAGTATCATCTTTACATAATGAAACCCTATCTAATTTAGTAGGACGAGATGATAATGAAGACGATGATAGAGAAAATACTAAATTTACATTAGGTAATGATTTTAATAAAATAAATATTAATGGTGATGGTTTTGAAGGTGCTATTGTATTAGACCCTATACCCGGTATTTATATAGATGACCCTATTACTGTTTTAGATTTTAGTAGTCTTTATCCTAGTGAAATGATTGCTAGTAATCTTAGTCATGATAGTCATTGTGAAGACAAATATTGGTTGGGCGATGAAGGCGCAATGCGTATTAAAGCATTAGGATATGATTATCTTGATATAGAATATGACGTTTTTAGTTTAATTGACCCCAAAAATCATAATAAAGGAAAACAGAAAACTGGTGTGACAACCGAACGTTTTGTCCAATATAATGATGGTAAAAAAGGTCTTATTCCAAACATCGAAAGGAAACTATTAGGTGCTAGAAAAGCAACTAAGAAAAAGATGAAAGAAGAGAAAGACCCCTTCAAACAAAGTATTTTGGATGGTCTCCAATTAGCATATAAAGTCACCGCAAATTCATTATATGGACAAATTGGTGCTTCTACAAGCAAAATATACAAAAAGGCAATCGCTGCTAGCACTACTGCTGGTGGACGCCGTTGTATTTATAGAGCAAAAGATTACTGTCTTAAAAACAATCCTGGGTGTGAAGTAGTATATGGAGATAGTGTTACTAAAGATACTCCATTATTACTAAAAAATAAAATTACGAATGAAATAGAAATAAAACAAATTGATGAATTAGGAGATATAGAATGGAGTAAATATGATAATTTTAAAATAAATGATATTACAAATTCTGATAAACTACAAAATAAATGTGATAATTATTTAATATATACATCAAATGGTTGGAGTAATATAAGAAGAATTATTAAACATAAAACAACTAAAAAAATTTATAGAATAAATACTCATACTGGTATAGTTGATATAACAGAAGACCATAGTTTACTAGATGAAGATTTAAATCCAATAAAACCATTAAATGCTAATGTAGGTATGAAATTAAAGCATAATTATCCTGAATTTGATAATAATACAATAAACTTACAAAATATTTTAAATATTATCAATAATATTTATAACTATGATTTAAATTTTAAAGAAGCATTTATTTATGGTTTCTTCTTTGGAGACGGTAGTTGTGGTAAATATAATTGTCCTTCTGGAATAAAATATAGTTGGGGGTTAAATCAAAAATCTTATAAAATGTGTTCGATACTACAATCTATATTAATTGATGTATTTGGTGATTATTTTAGTATTTATGATACTTTGAATAGTAGTAATATATATAAAATAGCACCTAGAGGTAGTATTAAAAAATATGTAAATTTATTTAGAAATATTTGTTATAATAAAGATAAATATAAAATTATCCCCCTAAAATATTTAAATGGAGATATAAATTTGAGAATAGCTTATTTTGCTGGATATTACGCAGCCGATGGATATAAATGTTTAAATACGGCATCGAAAAATATTATTTTAAGTAATAAAGGTAAAATAGGGACTTCTATGTTATATTATTTAATGAAATCAATTGGTTTAAAAGTATCAGTTAATACTAGAAAAGATAAAAATAATATATTTAAATTAACAGGAACTAATAAAAAACAAAGAAAACATCCAAATGAGATTAAAAAAATAGAATATATTAAAACTATTAATAATGATGAATATGTCTATGATATAGAAACTGATGTTGGTAATTTTAATTCTGGATTTCCTTTAATTGTTAAAAATACGGATTCTGTCTTTGTAAAGTTTAATCTAGTTCATGAAGATGGAACATATCCTCAAACAGATTTGGATAAAGTGCAACGTAGTATAGATATTGGTTTAGAATTACAAAAAAAGTTGAAAGATGACAAATATTTTACACCACCACACGATTTAGAATATGAAAAGGTATTTTATCCCCTTATGTTAATCACTAAAAAAAGGTATGCTGGTGAGAAATTTGAATTTGACGCATCATCGTCAGCATTCACTAGTATGGGTATTGTTCTTAAACGAAGAGATAATGCTCCTATTTTGAAACACGCATATGGCGGTGTAATGAAAAAGATTATGAAAGAGAAGAATATTGAAAGTGCTATTGAATTTGTGCGTCTTTGTTGTCAGGAAATTATTGACAATAAATATGAATTGAATATGTTTGTTATTAGTAAAACATTACGAGACTACTACAAAGACCCTGAATCAATCGCACATAAAGTTCTAGCAAATAGAATGGGAGAACGAGACCCTGGTAATAAACCTGCTAGTAATGAACGTATTCCATATGCGTATATTAAAGTAGAAGAAAAGGCAGGTGTTAAATTATTACAAGGTGATAAAATAGAACATGTAAATTATATTACAGAAAATGACCTACAACTTGATTATTATATTTATATTAAAAATCAATTATTGAAACCCATTTGTCAGATTTTTGAACTAGTTGTTGAAAATATGAAGGGTTATCCATATCACGCAAATCATTTCGAAAATTTATGGGATATTTATTATGAAAAATATAAATATGATAAGAAAAAAACGGATAAGAAAATTAGTGAAGAAAAACAAAAAGTAGTTGCTAAACTCATTTTCAAAGAATATATGATACAAGCACATAATAAACAAAATAAAGTAAATACACTTGACGGTTGGCTTCAAATTATTGATGACGCTTTTAACGAAGAAAACGATGAAAACGAAGAAGATACAATAGAAGATGAAGCAGACAATAGTAAATCAGAATCTACTACAAAACAAGTTAAAAAGACTGTTGTTAAGAAAAAATTAAAAAGACAAACAGCAATTAGCGATTTCTTTTAAACATATTTATATTTTAGTTACAATAGAGTTATATTTTTAAATAATTTATTTTTAAATAATTTATTTTTAAATAATTGATAATTAAATAATTTATATATATATATATATATAAATTATTTAATTATCAATTATCAATTATCAATTATCAATTATGGTTAAAAATACTTTAATTATTACTGCGATTTTATTAGTACTTTCTGTTTCTTTATTATCAGTGTCTTCATATAAATTATCAAGAGTTAGTGTTTTCTATAATATATTTGTTCAAGGGAATTTAGAAATAGATGATATCAAATCACGTGCGTTATTAAATGATATATTTAAAATTGGTATAAATCTTAACGAAAAAGATGATCCTAAAAAGGTAATAATTGGAAGATTAGCTCTTTGGAGTACTTTAGTAGGCGTTTCAGCTATTATTTCAATTATCTGTTTATTATTAATAGTAAAATCTATTAAAAAATAAAAATTTAAATATATTACAAAGTTAATAATAATTCTTTTAAAATATTAATTCAATAATTTTTATGTTTCATAATATTTAAATCTGCCACTAAAATTATAAGGAGGTGGTTTATAGATTTTATTTTTTAATTTTTCTTTTGATTTCACATTTGTTCTTTTACAAAGAAGATAATATATTATTGTATATGCTGGACACACTAACCATAATATATTAACATACATAAACCCTCTTTTTAAAAAGAGTTTTCCTGCTGGGAATTCTGGTGTTATATAATTAACACTGTCTTTGTCTAGAGATTGATAATAATAATTTATCATATACAATAAACTATTCATAAATTGCGAACCCATACTTATTCCTAAACAAATATTGAAACTGGGGGCATTATCGACCATTTTTAACATCAAAGTAAATAATGAAAAAAGACCACAAAATATAGCGTGACTAGATTCAACAGTGCGACTCCAGTCATCTGTTAATTGTAAATATTCGCGGTCTGCGTGTGCACCATATTCAGCATAGAAAATACGAGCTAACTTCCAAGGAAGAATATAAGAAAGGTCATAATGATTCGTCCAAGTGTGTTTATTCTTTATAATTAATTCTCGCCCCATTTGTGTTATTTCATCATAATCTGATAAATATGAAAACTCCCATATAAACGTTAAAATAGTCATTGTAAACCAATAATATGATAGAGCATTTATTTCTTGTAAAGGTTTAAATCTCTTTCTAACGCCATATGATGTTACAAAATAAATCAGTAGCTCTAATATACCAATACCATATCCAATCATTTTATGTTGTTTTAGTTGTTTGAATTGTTTTATATCAATATATACTTTAAAACAAAAATAAATATGTTTAAGTTAATATAAATTATTGAAAAAAATCTTATATTCTAAAATATAAAAAAAATATAATTTATATTTAATTTTTATTAATACTATTACTACTACTATTATTATTATTATTTAAATTTATTATGTTATGTGTTTATCCCCAAGGAATTGACGCCCAAGAAGGACCAGGGTTCTTAATATCTAGTTCAAGAACCGGTCCAGACTTTTGACCCTTGGGAACAACTAGAAAAATCTCTCCACGAAGACCCATTGAAACGGTTGCTGGGTCAAACCCAAACGCACGCTTAAGATTTCCTACTTCTTCGTCAGTAAAATCACCTAGCTTCATACGAGTAGAAAATGCCTTCTTAACAAGAGGATCACCATTTGGTGGATGCTTAGCCATTCCACAAAGTGCGTAAATAGAAACTGACGCTGGAACTGGAGCTGAAACTGATGCCCATGTAGGACCAGTGTCACTAACATCCAGACGAAGAATGGAACCAGACTGTTGACCCTTGAGGACAACCTTAAAAATATTTCCACTAATACCAATAGAAACCTTATCTGGGTCAAACCCAAGCTTACTCTTAAGATTTGCTACGTCTGCGTTAGAAAAACCCTTTGGCGACATCTTGCTAGAAATTGCCTTATTAACAAGAGCAATTACAGCGTCCGTAGTCGGACGCTTAACCATTTCAAGAAGTCCGCAAATAGTAAGTGGTTCTGGAACAGAAGACATTGTAAGTTTTTTATATTTTTATAAAATACAATATTATAATTCAATTTTTTCAATATTTTAAAATCAAATCCTAATTATAAGTTGTTTTGTTGTTAAAAAGTCATTTTTTACATACTGGATAAAAAAATTTTTTCTATTCCGCGACGGGGGAACAGGGAAAACTCAGAATCGTGTTGTGAAACTGAAAGTGTTGTTTTTTTCTCCCACCGGGGAGGTGGTTTCGGGTGGAAGTTCTATTCTTCGGTTGATGCTTGAGGCAAGAACTTCTCACCTGTGTTCGAAGATTCTCGGGACTTGTTGGCCTTCCTCCGGGACTTGTTGCCCTTCCTCCCAATTTTCTTCAACGCTGCCCTAATACGTCGGTGAACTGCGACACGCCTTGTGTCCTTACCTGCGCCCTTACGTGCGCCTCCACGGTTACGGTTACGGTTACGGTGTGTCCGGTTACGGTTACCTCGCCATGTGTGCGGTGTTGGTGTTGGTGTTTGCGGTTGCGTTTGCGGTGGCGTTTGCGGTTGCGGTTGCGGTTGCGGTTGCGGTTGCGGTGGCGTTTGCGGTGGCGTTTGCGTTTGCGGTGGCGGTGACGGTGGCGGGGAAGACATGATGTTTTATCTACTTCATTACAGCACGATAATAATTTCAATTTTTTCGGTTTTTGTTCAAAATCGTCAAAAAACGCCCAAAAACGCCATATTGCGCCAAAAAACACGTTTTTTACTAGAAAATGCTGTAAAATAATAATGTGCGATTGTATTTAAAAATAAATAATTATAATAAAAATATGAAAAAAATTGAATTTTCAAATATAAAATAGTAATATAAAAATATATACAATGGATAATTCAATGACAGAAACATTTTCACAAAAAGAACAAACAACCAAAAGAAAAAGAGAAGAAGAAACACCACAACTATTACCAAACGCCAAAGAAATAAAAATAAGTCAAGATGATACACATTCGTGTGAAAATTGCGGGTCTAATACTAATTTAAAAGATGACATCAGTGGAACGAAGATATGCGAAGAATGCGAGTCGTGTCCTGTTTGTTTAGACTATTTTAATAAAAAAGATAATAAACTTATAAGATTTAGCGATGGATGCTCTCATAAGTTTTGTAAGTCGTGTTCTGATAATTTTTTAGATACAAAATGTCCAATGTGTAGATACACACCACAATATATAGAAAATGGTATACCTATTACTTCACTTTCATACTTTGACACTTATTTAAAGGACAAAAAAATAATGCCTTTATATAAACATAGAATAGTAAAAGAGAATACATTAATTTCATTTGAATGTTGTGAAAAATATAATAGAAAATACAAAAAAAAAAATAAACAATTATCAACCATTAATTGTAAAAATGTTAAAGATTTTGTAGAAAAAGCATTACAAATGAAAATTGGAACATTTTTCATTGAACATTATAAAGATAGGGCTTTTAATTTAGTTCATCATTTTAATTGCGACTGTTGTGAAAAAATATACAAAATAGCAGAATACTAAACAATAAATAAAGGATTAGATGCTATAACTAACACATTAAGTTTTGTGCTTAATAAATATTATATAAACTATTTTTTTGTTAATAAAAAAAAGAGGATTGGTGATTAAAATCACCGGGGGAGGGAGTACCTATGTGTAAATATTGGAATAAACTTTAACAAAACGTTTATTCCAATATTTCCACGATTATGACGGTGGGCGGGGGGGGGTGATCCTTTTCCTTTTCCTTTTCCTTTTCCTTTTCCTTTTCCTTTTCCTTTTCCTTTTCCTCGAGGAGTCTCAAGGAATTGGTGATCTTGCAAGAGTGCTCAACCAAGGCGGTGATATTCTCTTCTTGACGATAGATCTTTGCGTCCATTAAGAAAAGGATTGCGATGATGACGATGCCCATCGCGATGAGGGTAAGGTAGATGCTAAAGGAGATAAACGTCATTTTTAATACTTATCATTAAAGATAAAATAAATTTCAATTTTTTTGGTTTTTGTTAAAAATACGCTAAATTACGTTAAAAATAGTATTTTTAACTAGAAAATTATATATTCATTAATTAATATTATATATATCTCATAATAATTATATTAAATAGAAATGAAAAGAAAAAACAAATCTAAACATAAGATAAGTAATATATCTAGTAATAATATAAATCCAAATATTAAAACACACCAAAAAATAAATACTATGGATTATAATATATTTAATGAAGATAAAACAAATATAAAATACATTAAATTTGGTAAAACACAATCATTTAACAATAAAAAATACATTCCAATCTACTATAATGACCAAAAAACGAAAAAAACGAAATATAATGACTTCCTCATTAAAACCCCTAGATTATTCATACCCAATAAAGTTCGTAAAGAAATGGGATATAAACCATCAATAGAAACCATAATGATAGAGGGTGATGATGAAGGTGTCGCTTATTTTAAAGAAATCTTCTCTAAAATAGAAAAGAAAATCTACAATCAAATTAAAAAACGAAAACGTCTCAATTTAAAAGAAAAAGAGTTTCTTTCTATAATAAAAGAAGATTACAAATATAAAACAAAAAAACTCTATTTACCATTAAACACATATACCAGTTCATGTATTGATATTAATAATAAAATAATTAAAGAATGGGATTTTATAGCACCCACATATGGTTATTTTATAATACAAATTAAAAATATTTGGATTGGTGATGATAAGTGGGGTATTAATTTGTTTTGTAATGCTGCTATGATATTACCTAGTCAATTAATGGATCCACCTCCAATACCAGTCCAAAAAGTCCAATATATGTTTGAAAGCGAAATTAATAGTCTCAAAACAATAGGTGAAGATGAAAGATTTAGTAAATTTTTTAAAATGAAAAAAATGGGTATTCCAGTTCAAGCAATTAAGAATAAAATGATAATGGAAAAAGTATCTCCTAATATTATAGATTTAAATCCTTCAACACCTATTAATAATATTAAATTTACTCTAGAAAATAATAATATAGAAAAAACAGTTATTAATAAAATATTTAATACATCAAATATTAAAAAACATATACCCTATCCACAATGTTCTCTATCACAACCAAAATATTCAAATACTAATAATTTACAAATAACAAAACCAGATGTAAAATCTCTATTATTCAACGAATTAAAATCTAGGGGTTCATCTATTTTAAAATCTAAAAATAATAATAAAAGAACAAACACTGTGAAAAAACTAATAAATAAAACAGATGACAGAATTCCATCTTTAGAACAAATTAAAATAGCAATTCAAAAAATGAAAACCAATTCTCATTGTTAATTATTTTAATTTTTATAATTTCAATATTTTAAAAATTTTTAATATTTTTATATAAGTATATTATAAATAAAAATCAAAATCAATAAAATCATAAAAATATGTTTAATAATAATGGAATAGACTTACATTTACTAATAACTACTATATTAGTAGGTATTATAATAACAAATATATTAAATATAGATAATTCAATACACATTTTATTATTAATATGTGGTTTATATATAATTGTTTTGTGTTATTCTAATAATAAAGAAACTTTTACTAATATATTAGATAATTTAAGGGGTAAAACTAATAATAATAAATTTATCTCAACACCAGAAGATTATAATAATTCTATAAATAATAATCTAGAAAATCAATCAATAAAAACAAATACAATAAAAGATAACTTTAGTAGTATAGATAGTTCGTATTGGCCACAAAAAACAAAAAAAAATAAAAGTCCATTTGAAGGATTATTACCGCAACAATTGAAAAACCGTCTTAATTATCTATACTATGCTACTTCACATCCATTTAAAGCAAAATCATATACTGATTATTTACATTCTAATAATTGTTTATCAAAATCGGTAAAACATATTAATGTTGCTAGAGAATATTATCCCCAATTAAGTCATGACCAAGTTAATTTTAATGATTGTTTAAATTTTCCAAAAGGTCATCCTATGAGTTGTAATCTAGGTAATGATAAATGGGAAGCAGAAGAACAACAAGTTCAATTATTATCAGATTGTATCTCCAATGAAAAAGACCTTAAACAAGTTGTTATTGAAGATTTTGACCAAAAAAAATTAGCAACAGATACTACAAATGTTTTTTTACAATAAAAAAATATTTATTATTAAAATAACCCCTTGTATATTAATTATATATCACCAAAATTTGAATTGTGTTTCTCTCCAATTATAGTATGTAATATCTTTATAAATTACTTTCTTTCTCTCTTGAACCCTATTCCATCTTTTTTGAACAGAATTAAAGGAATTCGACGAAGGGAGAACCTTTTCAAACATTAAGTTTTTGTTAGTGGTATGTTTTAATAATATAATATAAAATAATAACTTTCAATTTTTATGTTTTTTTGTTAATTTTAAACTTTAAAATCCTATTTTTTCAAAATTATTTAAAAAAATTGAAATTAAGATTATAAAGTATTAATAACAAAAAGAGTTATAGAATATTTAGACAACAACAATGAACTTTAATTTCAATAAAAAACAATATAGCGATGATTGTGGAAATTATACCAGAGATAAAAGTAATATTATGCTGTTTATAGACTATATTAAAGAAGGGGTGGATTGTAGAGATATTAAGTTATTAGAGGTAAAAGAGATATCTTCACAAAATGTGTTTTGTTCTATTTGTTTAGATAATGTAGATAAAAGTAAGGTAATAAATTTTGGAACCATTTGCAATCATAAATTTTGTAAGGAATGTATTATATCATACAAAAAAAATAAAAATAAACCACAAACTGAAACTGTATCTTTTTATCCAACAAAAAGACAATCTACTATTAGAAAAAAGGTATCTAAAAGGCAAATTAAACATAGGATTCGATGCCCAATATGTAGATGTAACACACTTATTAAAAAAAATAGTCCTGATAAACTCATTTACAAAACACCTCTACAAATAAATAGATATTTTAATGCCAACTCTCTAGGAAAAATAGAAGACTATAATATTAAAACATATTGTAATAGTAATTCTACCAAACATAAATGTTTGAATTTTGCTAAATTACCATTACAATATTTAAATAACGGAATGATTATTTCTTTCGACAAGTTTATTGAATTATATAGTGAAAGATTTAGGGGTTTGACTTTTGCTATTATTGGTCAAAATATATTTACTGCTGTTGTAAGCAATTGTGGATGTATTTCAAAATATTCATTGGAATTGAAATAATAAATGTTAATATATAAAATTAATAAAATTTATATAATAATTAGTTAATTAATTATTTAAATTTATATATTTTTTTTGAATTATTTTATATATTATATTTTTATATATTATAATTTTATATATATAATATATATTATATAAAACTTTAAAATGGCAGAAAATACAAAACCAAATATTACAATAATACAAATAATATTATTCTTATTTGTATTTATATTATTTGTAATAATAGGTATTAGTATAGAAGATAAAAATCTTAAAATATCTTATTTTTTAGTTGTTTCGTTAATATTATTCACATTATTTAATTGTTATTTGACAATAGCGTATTATAAAGATTTAAGAAATGTAGGAGGACAACCTGGTGAAAGGGGTTTAAAGGGAGAATCTGGTTTTACAGGAGATTCTGGAGTTTGTACTTTTTCAGAAAAATGTGGTATTAATGATTGTGAGAGTAAAGTATTGAATGAAAGTAAAGAATATTCTGCAGATAAAATTGATTTAATAGGTGAACCATGTTATACTAATTCAACAATAGAAAATTGTAAAACTCAAGAACACATAAATATTGCTAATGATGTAAAAAATTTAAATAGAATAAGAATAGAAAAATGTAACAATAGCAAATTAAATTGGGAAGACCTTAAAGAAAAATTATTTCCACCACTTTAAAATGATTAACAATTACATTTTTTAAATTTTAAGTATTTAAGTATTTTAATAATTTTAATTATATTATATTTATGATTTTTTTAAAGTAAATAATATGTTTATAAATATTATCTTTATAAATATTAGATTACTACTTTTATATATTTTATAAATAAAATATAATAATATACAAACTTAAATAAAATGAAAGTATGGATGCTTTTTGGGACCCTAACATATTTTTTAATAGTGGTAATTTTTGGTTATTCTTTATCTGGTAATATAGAAAGTAATGTTGAATATATGATTTTTTGGATGTTATATATATCTAGTATTTTCACAATATCAATATTAGTTGGTAGTTTTTTTATGAGTCTAAGATTAAAAGATTTAAAAGGAATGCCAGGGGAAAGAGGTGAAATGGGAGAATCTGGTGAACAAGGTGAAACAGGTGCATGTGAAATTAATTGTAGAGATGAAATAGGATATAAAATAATTATGAATGCTATTAAAAATAGATTAAAAGAGTTGGAAGCTAAAAAAAGAGGTGAAGGAAAAGAGATTACAGAAATACAAAGAAAAATGAATGATTATATTCGATATTATGATAATATGAATTTAACTACTGATGAAATTATAAAAAAACTTGATTCTAAAAAAAATAACAATTTAATAGTTAACACCCCATCAAATGAACAAAATGAAGAAATAGATAAATATAAAACAGAAGATCACATAAAGAATGTATTATCCAATAAATATATAGGGGGGGCAGATTTTGATATTAATAATTCGTATATTAAGGAGAAAGTGAAAACTATATTAGATTCTGATGAATTTAGAGAGATGACTGCTTATAGAGGACCTCTTAAATTAATAGAATATATTAAAGATTTATGGTTAGAATGGATTAAATTAATATATGACTCATCTAATCTAAATTATTTTACATCCGTAGGTGTTGAAAATGATTTTGAAAGATTTGAAAACAATCCATTTAACGAAATAAAAAAATATGATGTATTTAATTGGGGATTATCTAATAAAACTAGACCCCGTGTTGTTAATGTAAAAGAAAAATATGAAACAAAAGTTGAACTTGGTGATGAAGGATTTGAAAATTATAAAAATATTAAAAAATCTAGTAAAGTTAAAGGTAGAGCACATCCTAACAATAAAGCCAGATTAAAAATTATGAGAACAAATAATTATTATTTTACATATGATGATAGAGATACAACAATGATGGAACAAATAAGGTCATATCGTCCTTATTCACAATTTCATAATGGAGATAGATATTATCCACTTGGAGATATTGTTGTAGGACCTAGTAAAGAAAATGCCGATGATGGAGATGAATTAATATTTAGTGATAGAATAACAAATGATAATGATAATGATAAACATAGAACTACTAGAAAAAAAGGTAAGACAGAAGGACCTAATAGAGATACTATATTAGTAGCAGGTGACGTAAAAAAACCAATAGATTATGAAACTAAGTGGTATGATTTACAAAAAACAATGGCTCGTCACTGGACTTGTAAACTTTGTAAAAAAGAACCGAAAAGCAGTTATTATAGGGGTATCGCCCATACACCTATTTGTGAAACTGGTTATACATCATTGGGAGACATATATACAAGTCAAGATAATCAAACAGATGAATTAAAAGAACGAACCAATAAACTAGGTTCATATGAACCTATACTTAATAACCAACCTGTATGTATTCCAACCGAGTGTGTAGAAGTTATAGAAGATTCAGATCCTAAAATTATATGGGATACATATAGATCTCAAAGACCATCACACGGTTCTGGATCTAAAGACTGGTATAAATATGTTGTTGATAATGCTGAGATTTATTCATTTACACCTAATACAGGTAAAAAGGGGTTTGTTAAAGCAACACATGAAAATTCATATAATTTAAGTAAAATATGGTTAGACACACAAAAATTTAAAAAACTTAAACCTCTTAGTGAATGGGCATCTAAAGATTCTCATTTAGACGAAGAATATACAAGATTATTAGAAGAAAAAGAAGATGCACTTTTACAAGAACAAGCACAAGAACAGGAAGGAGGAGAAAATACACGTGAACGTTTTATAGGAATAGAGTTACTAGTCGTAGGTATACAGGCTTTAGCTAAAGGGTTAGAAAAACCACAAATGGTTAGACCATATATGTATCGTATTAAAGACGAATGTATTATTAAAGATGATGGTAACATTAGTTTCACAGGCGATGATTATAAATGGCCATCTATTTTAAAAGAAGATAAAACTGGAAACCCGGAAGAAGATGCGACAGTATTTTTTATATCAGAAAATGAAAAGGAACAAATCATTGAATCTATTCCTGAAGATATAGACAGTAAAGTAAGATCAGGATTGGTTGAGTTAAAAAAATTAAAAATATATCTAAAAGATATTGAAAAATTAAATAAATTCTTTAAAACAAATAATTATTTTAAAAAATCGCATATTACAACATTAACAGAAGCTAATTTAGCATTATTGGAAATATTAGAAGATCCACTATACGAATATAAGAATGAAGATTATTCTTATTTTTATTATATATCAGAATATATAGCTTTTTTATCTAGTCTTCCTTCATTAACATATTATGATAATATTAGAGCCAAACGCGATGAAATCCATACCGCATATAGAGCTATTATAGATCCTATTAATGAAGAAAAAATAAATAAATTAAAACTTAAATTAGGTCTAGGTTGGAAAGGAATACCTAGATTTGATGATAAAGGGGAAGATTATTCAACGCATCATTTTTTTTATATAAATAATAAAGGTTTTTGTGAAATTAATAATATAACACTTGAATTTAATAAGGTGGAAAATCCAGACTTATATACATTAAAGAATAATAATTTATTTTTAGAAATAAAAGAAAATATTACAGAACCTCTTAAAGAATCAACCTTATATAAAAAAAATTCTAATTTTCATTTTAAACTAAAATTTTTAGGTTCTGTAAGTAATATAAATGAAAAGGAACTAATTATTATTATACCCGCCAATGAAGAATATAAAAATTACGTTTTAACTTATGATAATCCTAGTAAAAAGTTTATTTTTTTATCTGATAAAGAAGTAAAAACAATAAATAATTATATATTTAATATTAAATATTAAATATAATTTAAATCAATAATTTTATTAGTGTTTATTTTTTTTGAATAATATTAATTCATTACAATTAATTTTATAATTTTATAATTTTATAATTTTATTATATAACTATAATATAGTATTATATATTATATTGAAAAGAAATCTTAAAATATAAATAGTGAAAATGATAGAAAAAATAGTATTATGCCTATTTGGCATTATAATATATACATATATTGGTGTCAATATTTATCAAAATTTAATTGATAAAAATCAATTAAACGAAAATATAAGTATATTTTTTTTTGTTATGTATTTTATATTATTTATTATTTTAATAAATATAATTATATTAACCATATGTCACTCTAAAATAATAAATAAAACAGGATTTACGGGACCAGTCGGTTTTAGAGGAGATAGGGGTATAAAAGGTGTTAATGGAGAATGTAATAATAATTGTTATAAAATAGAACTTAAGATGGAATTAATAAATACTATTGAAGATACTTATAATAAATTATTAGAAGATGATTCAAACTATAAAGGTGAAAAAATAGATATTAGAAATACAATTAGAGAACCTAAAACAAACAAAATTGTAGATATAAAATTAAAAAATAATTTGCTAAATGATTTTGTAGATAATATAATATATTCTAAACAATATAAAGACTCAACAGTTCAAAAAAAAGATGATAACTCAAATAAAACAGTCAATCAAGTTCATTCATATATTAATTCTATAATTAAAAAATGGATAATTTCTATATATAACTCATTAAATAATGTGAATAAACACAATTTAGATGAAACAAAAAATTTTTTCCTAAATAATTATTCTAATAGTAGTAATACGACTTGGAAAAATAATAAAAATCCATTTGAAAAAATAAAAAAATATGATTTATATCAGTGGGGTAGAACTCGCACTTTTAAACCACTTACAATTTATGTGGATAATAATCCCAAAAATAATAATTATTTACCACAAGACGGAAAACCTCCTTTAAAAATCCTTCATTCCAATCATTATAATTTTTTGTATCAAAATAAAACACATGATACAAAAAATCAAAGTATTAAAAATATAATAGATAGATATCCCAAAAACACAGGTTCTATATGGAAAAATAATAATGTTGTAAAATATAGAAATGAAAATTACTACCCAGTCGGTGATTTAATTATAGGACCTACAAACAATTTAAATTCTACTGATATGTCTTATATAAAAGATCCCGAATATAATGAAACATATGAATTTACTACAAAACAAGATGATGGTAATTTAAATCATATTACGGATATAAAGAATAGAAAAAATAAAACACCTGGGTGTAAAACAATTAATCGAGAAACAAAATGGGATTATAAGGGTGGTCCTTTACTAAAAAATCCCGAACCAATTAATATAGAAAAAGTTATAGTGTGTCCTAGAGAAAAAAATTTAAGTTTTAAAACACCTAATAAGGAAACAATATTAGTTACAGGAGATGTTGCTGATCCAGAAGATTATGAATTATTATGGGATAATAGCGATTCTTATGAAAAAACAAACATTACAATTTGGAGACCAAAATGTCCATACGGTTATGAGTCTTTAAGTGATGTAGCAACAATAGGTTCTGGGAAAGAAGGAAAATCTAATAAACCAGAAAAAGGTAGTTTTAAATGTGTCCCTAGAGAATGTTTAACAGAGAATAAAAAAGATATGAAAACAATTTTAAAAACATATGATAATAGAGAAATCGTTGGTTATTCTAATGATGAAGACTCATTAAAAGCATCAAATGAAAATAGTTATAATTTATTTAGATTTAAAACTAAAGACAAAAAACCAAAACCTCTTTATACAATAAATGAAGTATGTAAAACTTCTGCTGAAACAAAAGTCAAACCTGTTGAAGATAGATACAGACAACTTGGATATGGTTGGCACGGACGTCCCACAAGAAACCCGAAATATAGTATATTTAGTTATCTTGTTCAAATGCCGGAAGGAATTATTAGTAGTAAAACATCTTATTATAAATATTATATTGTCCATGCTGATTTATATAATAGTGATAATAAGAAAGATTCAAACTTCAAAACTAGTGCTAAAAATCTATATTATATTCTAACACTTAACTATAATAATTATAAATATGATAGATGTTTTTCAACATTTGGTAATAGTAATGACCTTATTAGAACTAGAATTAGAAGTGAAGATCAATCATATTGGATTATAGAACCAGTAGAAAATGATAATTTCGATGCTATAAGATTAAAATCTAAAAAAACAGGTAAATATTTTCAACACAGACGTAAAGATAATTTACGAAGGGATTTAGTTCAAAATAAAGTATATGAAAAACAAGTTGATAAAGATATAAATGACGATTCTCTTATTTTTGTAAATGTTAAATCAGCATTTGGTACAAATATTAAAACAGCACTAGAAGAAGGAGAACCAAGAAATGAAGAAAAATATTATTTAAATGACGATAAAGAGATGATTAATAAATCAAAAGAGTATGATTATCCAGATAGAGGTGCTAAACCTTTATAAAAAATAATAATAATAATAAATATTAATATATATATATTTTTAACTTTTTTTTTAATTTCAATTAACATGATTCTCTAGAGTTATCACATATTGGGTCTTTTAAATATTCCTCATTTGGAATATTTGCACTCCATAAATCTTCATCTTTATTAAATTGTGCTATATTTGATTGTCTATATAAAGTTAATTGTTTGCTTTTATTCTCTTCCTCTTTTTTTTTTTGTGCTGCGGCTGTTTCTCTCTTTTTAAGTAAAGCCTCTTTAAACTCAGGTGACATATCTGGTTTCATACCATAACAATTAACTCCTAACTTAAGTTGAGTTTCAACACCTCCAAGTTCGTCTGCTTGTGGACCAGCAATTACATCTATTTTACCCTGTGTGTCACCATCCTTTACGTTTACAGCACTTTTAGGAGTAGTATTGGTATTGCATATATCGTTCTTATTAGGATAAAATCCTAAAATATCTTTACCAGTTTTACCTTCTCTATTATCGATTAACCATCCATATTCACACCAATTTGCTACGGGACCTTTTCTGTTAGTATAATCTAACAAATCTGTATATGTAGCTAATCTAACAGTTTTGCCATCTGTTCCTAATGCTTTACAAACAGCTTCTGCTTTTATTTTATCAAATTTGTTCTCATCTTTGTCACTTGTTACAAAAAAAACTTCTTCTTTTTGTTCTCTCTTTGGTTCTTCTTGATGAGATGTTATGCTTGTTGTGCTTAGAGTAGCTTGTGTCGGGGGATCTGGAATTGTATTAAATATATCTTTTTCAAAATGAAGTATTACTAATATAACTCCTGCTATCGCAAATACTATAATTAGTATTAATAATATATTAACATTTGTCTTTGTATTGTTTTTAGAATTTCTACTTACACTTCTATTATCTGAGTATCTATTCTGGATAGATTTATTATAATTACTAATATATCTAGATGGATTAACTACTAATTTTTCTGGCATTGTTGGTTTTATTGATTTTGTTGTATCCAATGATCTAATTAATTTATTTGATTTTTTAGTACTCATTTTAATTACTATTATACTATATAATAATATAAAAATAAATAAATAAAAAATTATGTAAAATGTTTATAAATTAATATATTATATTTTAAATTATGTTACATCTTTTTGTAAAATAAGATATACGCTCTATCTGTTACAATATTTGCTTCATTTATTTTAGTGACTCTTTCATCATTAAATATATACCAATTAGAATCCGTTTGTGATTTTATATTTTTACAAAATGAATAATAATGACCACTATCTCTCGAACCAATTTGATTAACAACTCCATAAAGCTGATAGATAGATTTTTTTTCTCTGTCTATTAATTTATATTTATTTATATTTAATGTTAGTGGAAAATCAATTAATGAAGTAATTTTTTTAAATGAATTAGTATATCCTATTCTTTCAAATCTATTAAAATAAATAATTAAAGTATCGGGACAATCCATCATTCTATATTGTTTATAATTACCTCTCTCATTATTACATTTTTCACATTTCCAATAATTATTTTCATCGAAAATCTCCTTACCAAAATAATTATCTAAACAATCATAAATAGTATAATTACTAACAGAATGAGGAATATTTATAATAATATGATTTTCAGTATCTATTTTTGTGCTAAAATAAGAACATTTATTACATTTAATAATAGCCATTTTTTGATAATAAAAACTGTTTATAATCCAACTATATGATTTAGAATAATTTGTTATCATATCTTGCTGTGATTGAAAAATAATTTTTTTTTCAATAGAATTCCCACATTCTTCTAATGAAGGATATTTTAGAGGCAAATTTTTTGGTAATCCTTTTGCCTCGTGAATTGTATCTAACAAATACACTAAAAATTCTTGAGCGTCATTCTGACCCGTAAATATATCATTTCCTAGATTAATATCCATTTGTATTATATGGTTTCTACACGATTGAATAAAATTATTAGCATCAACAATATCAGATGATTTAATTAATTGTATTAAAAATTGTTTGTAATGAAAGTACACATTTAGATTTTTAATTCTTCTTACATTAATATTATATATTTTAAATTCGTGATTTATTTCAATATCATCGTCACTACATTCATTTATTAATTCTAAATATTTAATATCTAATTCATGCTCTTTACTATCAAAAATTTTATCTAATATTGAAGGAGTAAATCTAAAACATTGTAGAACTGAATTTATATAACAAGTAGAACCCCTGTTTATTATTCCCGAATAACTTATTTTATTTTCATCAGACATTATACTTTAAAATATAATTCAAATATAATCTTTATTATTAAATATAATATAATCTTTATTATTAAATATAATATAATAGTTTTAAATTAGATTTTTTCAATTTTATTTATATTTATTTTTAAATTGTTCAATTGTTAGTAATTCAATATTTAGTTCTTTTGCTTTATTAATCTTACTAGTTATACTATTAATATCTTTTACTATTACTAGTGTTGTTTTTCTATTAATAGAATGTTGTATTTTCCCACCCATACTTTCAATATTTTCCTCTAATGAACTATCTCTAAATCCAGTAATTACTATATATTTATCTTTTAATTTACTATTACCTCCACTAGATGATGCAAATACTGAAGATTTCGATTTAACTTCATATTTTATAAAGGGGTGGTCCTCAATAAATCTTTTAAATTCTTTAAATCCAGTTAAAAATGCTTTAGATGTTTTTTGAGAAAAACCATCACATAACATTATATCGTTTATTGACATAGTATCTTTTTTCATAACATTTGGATATTTATTAACTACGACTGACAATTTCTTTTCACCCAAACCACCCTTAAAAATATTAGTAGCTGCCATTAATTTTGAAAGAATTATAGGTTTATCTATAATAGTATGGATATTATTATACAATTTAGAAGCCATTTTATCTTTTATACCGGATAATGTAAGAAAACTATCTATAGACATTGAACAAATAGTTTTAATACTATCAAAACCATTATCAACTAATTTAGTAATAATTCCTTCACTTACACCCGATACTTTTAATGTAGCAAAAAACGACATTAGTTCCTTTATTTTAACTGCTTTGCTAGAACCTCTATCTATTAATACAATATCTACTTTTGTTTCATTCCATTTCCATTCTCCATATTTTTCTTTATCTGGAAGGTCTGGTTTTTTATTATTAGATATAGAAATTACTTCATTGATATAAGGAATAACATCACCACTTCTAATAATATTTAATTTAGAACCAATACCTATACAATTATCTTTAATATATTTCGCATTAAACCCAGTTGTATATTTAATAGTATCTCCTCCTATTACTATAGGTTTGAATTTTATACGAGGAATAAGAGTTCCATGTTTACTAGGATTCCATTCTACATCAACGACTGATGTAGTCTTCATTTGTTCATCTAACTTTGTTTTAAACGCAACCGCATATTTAGGATTACCACTTTTATTTTTAATATTGGATTTATTATTACTAATTATTATTCCATCTATTTCATATTCTGATTTAGTTTTCATATCTAGTAATTCTTTTGTAAGTAATTCACTAGATAGTTCTTCTTTTAATATTTTATAATTAACACATTTGAAATTTAATTTTTTAATTAATTTGAATTGTTTCTCTATAGAAATATTATTAATGGTTTTACTATTTTTTTCATTATCTTCTTTTTCATCTTTTTCATCTAATATAACTTCATATCCAATAAAATCCATATCTCTTATAATATTTGTGTTTGGTTTTTTAGCGTTTATGTTACCAGATACTAATGAACGACATTTGGGATAAGTAGCACTATATTTTTCTTTGAAAAGTGATTGTTTCATTATTAATTCACCTCGAATACTAATTTTAGTTGTTTTTACTTTTTTTAAAATAGTATCATTATTTAAATCCAAAAATGGTATTAAATAACTAATATTTTGACCCATTTTACCATCACCTCGAGTATATAACATTATTGTATTGGGTTCATCAAAATTAAAGGAGAGTAGAGCACTTACTCCATCTAGTTTTTCACTTATAATATAAGGAGATTTATTTTTATTTAACCAAGAAGTTAATTCTTTAGTATTGGGTTTAACTTTATTCATACTTCCCATCCAATATGGTAGTGGTTCTTTCACAATTTCACTACGAATAGGAGCACCAATTTCATTTAAAAGAGGATTATCTGGTGAATTTATCCTAAAAATATCTAATAATTCATCGAAATCATCATCATCTAATACAGGGTCTCCTGTATTATAATACGCATCACTTGCTTCTTTTAAAATATTTTCTAATTCTTTTAATAATGTTGTTTTTGCGACTTCCTTATAAAAATGCTCTTCTATTTTCCTACCTATTTCCTCTTCTAATTCCTTACTCATTTTTTTTTTTGGTGATTTCATTTTTGGTGATTTCATTTTTGGTGATTTCATTTTTGGTGATTTCATTTTTGGTGATTTCATTTTTGGTGATTTCATTTTTGGTGATTTCATTTTATTTGACATTTTTATTATTTAATAAATATATTTAATTTTAAATAAATAATAATATATTTTATTTATATTATTTTTTTTAATATTCAATTTTAAAATTGAATAATAATAGTATAATTTTAGAAATTAATAATATATATAATATTTAAAATAATTTTAGATAATTCCAACAAAAATAAAATATTAATATAATTTAACAATAAATATTAATTTCGAAATTAATATTTTAGTAAATATATTTTAGTAAATATAATGTCTTCCAGTGTTGTTGAACACCCACAATTTCGTCTTTTAACAGACCCCAAAAATACTTTTACCTTATTTCCAGTTTTAAACGAAGATGTTTATCAACTTTATAAAGGACATCTTTCTGTATTTTGGACTGTTGAAGAAGTTGATTTAGTAAAGGACAAACAAGATTGGGAGAAGTTAAGTGATAATGAGCGTCATTTTATTACAAGTATTCTCGCATTCTTTGCTGCTAGTGATGGAATTGTTGCTAAAAATCTGGATCTAAATTTTTCTGATGAAATTGATGTTAAGGAAGTACAAGTTTTCTATCATTTTCAGGCAATGATTGAAGACGTTCATAGTGAAATGTATTCTGTAATGATTGATACATTTATTACAAATAAAGAAGAAAAAGATAAAGCATTTAATGCTATTCATCATTATCCTTGTATTAAAGATAAAGCAGACTGGGCATTAAAATGGACTAATCGTGATGAAAATAATATTGCGTCGCGACTTATGGCATTTACCATTGTAGAAGGAATCTTTTTCTCTGGTGCGTTTTGTGCTGTATTTTGGTTAAAGAAAAATAATAAAATGCCTGGATTAACTGTAAGTAATGAATTTATTAGTAGAGATGAAGGACTTCATACTGAGTTTGGAGTCCTAATGTATAGAAAATGTAAAGAACAATTACCAAAAGAACAAGTTGAAGAGATATTTAAAGAAGCAGTTTCTATTGAAAAACAATTTATTACTGATAGTATTCCTTGTGCTTTATTAGGTATGAATAATACTTTAATGTGTCAGTATATCGAATATGTGTCTGATAGATTAATCGTTCAACTTGGATATGATAAACTCTATAATACTAAAAATCCATTCCCTTTTATGGAAAATATTTCTATTAACAATAAAACTAATTTCTTTGAAGAACGTGTATCTGAATATAATAAAGCAGGTGTTGGTTCAAATAGGGATGATATGACTTTCGAGCTAGATGATGATTTTTAATAAATAGTTCAATAAATTATAAATAATTATTAATATAAACTTTATTTTTCTCATATTTTAATTTACATATCTTAATTTTTAATATTAAATTTTTTTAGTAACATAAACCGAAAAATAATTATAAAAATTAACAAAAACTAAACAAAATTGAAATAATCTATTTGAATTATTATTATTACAATAAATCAAACAATAATGTCCGAAAGAATAACAACAACAGAAGTGACGGCGAAGGCGAAGGCAGAAACATGTTGGAAAGAATTTGTGTGTCTGGATGGAAAGGTAAGTTATTTTGAACTTATGGATACTAATAAGCATGGGATGACTGGAGAAAATTTGATTTCGTATGATAGTGATCAGATTTTATGGTCTAAGGAAGATGATAAAGACTTAGTTCTTCCATATAAGGGTAAGCGACATTTTGACTCGCGGAGTAGAATTCGAGTCAAAATTGACGGTTCAACAATCGTCCAATGTTCTGTTAAAGAACAAACACATTGGTTGGTTTCAAACCTTCCAAATGTGGTGTCTGAACTATTTCCTCTTTCTGACGAACAAAAAGCCAAAATACTGGCATTGGAACAAGGAGTTAAAAGTCAAACATTTGTGTTTCAAGACGGAAAACAATTGTGTTGCACTCAACTTAAACAAACACCAGAACAGAAGGGGTTTTTAAAGTTAAAACAAATAGTTTGGTTTGGTAATACATACCTCATCATTTCAATTCAGGACGAACAACTCATTTTTGATCCAAATATAACACACCATGGTGCGTTTGGTTCAGATTACAAAAGAATTGGGTTCATTGGTAATCAAATAATCGATGATGGAGAAACACATTGGTTGATTTGGAAAATTCCGAGTGATATCTCCAATGTGATTTCAATGCCCGATAATGTCTTTTTGCGAGTAGGAACTTATTCCTTATTTGACGATGATGATCTTATGAAAAAAGACCCTTCTGTAACATTAAAAGCAGAACGAGTAACAAAGTTAAGAAAGGTTACACCAGATGGACAACACATTCATATATTGGAGTTTGATGATGGTTCATCGTGGGCAATGGTGAGTAGCAGTATCCTTATTAAAGGTGGTTTGACCGGAAATCCTAAAGATCTGATTTCTATCGCAGAAGACCTAAGCACAACTTTTGGATTGGATGTGTTCTCATGTCATTCCCAACATCATGCGTTGGTATTTAGAAAATCCCCTTCAGAGTTCGCACAGACATTGAGTGAGACACCAGATATCATCACTTGTCTTCTCGCTCATGCACCTGCTTATGAAAATGAGCGAATTAAAGGCTGGGCAATGGGATACATTAAAGAATTCCGGTAATTAATTGTTAATAAATAAATAATAAATAAAAAATAAAAATAACAAAAAAATTAGAAAATACAAAAATAAAAAAAAATTGCGAAAGCAAAAAAAGTTTTTTTTATAATTGATAATATATTTTAATCCCAAAAATCTTCTATAACATTTAATTATAAATATCTTCTTTCTAAATTTTCGTTAATATTTAAATAATGAAAATCATATCTATTTCTAAAACATCTTTTATATAGATGATAAAATATATATGTTATAATAAATACAAATATTATAGAAAATCCAATTACTATTAAATACTCAAAAAATATATGTTCATTCGGACTACAATCAACTATCATATTTGTATAATTAATATCATTTGAATAGTTTAAACAGGTACCAATTTCAACACTTTTATTTAATATTTTATTCACATTTTCTTGACAACATTGTAAAAATGGTATTTCTTCATCACAATCAATTCCTCTATAGTTTTGTTCTTGTAATTCTCCATTACAACTACTTACTTCCGTATTATTTTTAATAATATTTGTTGTATTACTACAACTATTATTATAATAATTAAACACTAAATATAATGAATATACTCCAAATTTAAACATATTATGTTTTTTCTTGATTTTTAATTTAATTTTAATTTATAAACTATAATTTAGTATAATTAAAATCAATTTTAAATTTGTTTTTTCAAAAAAATTTATAATATTTTAGTATTATTTTTTTAGGATTTATAAAATTGATTTTTTTACATAATTAATATTAATTAAATACTTATTATGTCTTTATCTAGAGAAGGTGGTGCTTCTGCTGGTTCTCCAGATAATTTTGGCGGGGGTTGTTTTGGTGACGGTGGTTTTGGGTTTGGTTCTGCCGAACCTAATGTAGATTCAAATGTTTCTTCTATAGAAGAACAACATAATATGACAATTAAAGAAGATATTTATGATAAAAACGCATATGTATACTTATCTATTAAAGATGAACTATTTATGAAAATATTAGATAAAATATTAAATATAAATATAAAAGAACGTAATTATAATTCAATAATTATAAATGGCATGAATTTATATGAATTTATTTGCGAAAAATTAAGCATAAAGCATCTTAAAATATTTATGGAGATTGATAAATTTAAACCATCATTTTATGAAAAATTATTTCGTTTATCTTGTAAACAAGGAATTACAGACTTTATAAAAATTTTATTAGAAAATGACCAAATGGAAAATATTAATTTTAATTCCAAAAACGAAAATGGTAAAACAGGTTATGATTTAGTAAGAGATAATAGATGTTTTAATAGAGATATTATAATTAAACTTTTAGAAAACGATCCTAGAATTGATACACCTGAAAAATTATTAAAGAAGGAAATAAGTGAATTAAAAGAACAATTTTCTAAATCAAAAGAAGAAAATAGTAGGTTTAAAAAGGAAATAATCACATTAAAGAAAGAAAATACTTCATTAAAAAGAAAAGTAGATAATGATAAAAAACAAATTACTAAATCTAACAAGAAATGTAAAGTATAAATTAAATAAAACTAAATTTTTATAATTAAATCAAAATTAAAATAAAAAATTATATATAATATTATTTAATATTAAACTCCCTTTTTTATTTTAGTTTAGTTTAGTTTTATTCACTTTATAATTAAAATAATGATGTTTTATGAAGGAACAAGACCTTTTCCCTTAATTTCAGACAAATCAACATCTCCTGGCAAAACCATGTCATCTAACGCACAACCTGGTTTTACAAGAGGAAGGCAAATGTCTCTTTTAATAGCAAATTCCATTAAAATAGGACCCTTATTATAATTAATAAAATAGTCAATATCTTCATTAAGATTCCTAGCATCTCCGCATCTACGAGCCTTTATTCCAAAACTCTTAGCTAATTCTACATAATCAGGATTTCTTTCGTTAATAGTAGCAGTATATCGCTCTTCAAAAAATAGTTTTTCCCATACTGTAACCATCATCTGAGCGTTATTATTCATAATCGCAATTTTAACTGGTAAATTATGTTCTACAATTGTTTTCATATCATTAAGTGTCATATTAAAACTTGAATCACCATCAATACAAATTACCATATCATTTGGATTAGCAAATTGAGCACCAATAGCATACGGTAAACCAGCACCCATTACACCTAATGAACCTGACGAAATTATTTTTCCAGGATATTGAGATTTAATAAATTGATAAGTCTGCATTTGATGATTACCTACACCAGTAGTAAATACTGCCTTTTTATCTAATGTTTTTCTATAAATACGGTCAATGACATCTTCAATATGTAAATCAACACTGTGACGTTTTATTTCAAATGGATATTTTTCTTTTAAATCATTAATTTCATTAATCCATTTAGAACGTGTATTACTTCTAATAAAAGGTATTAAATTGTTAATAAATTCTTTACTATCAAGACAAAAGTTATAATCACTTTTAACAACAAAATCCAATTCAGAAGATTCAATATTACAATGGATAATTCCACCTGTTCCATTTTTAGATGCCTCCTTTGCTACAGGGGCATATTTTTCTAATGCTCCTGTAGTTCTATCATCAAATCGAGAACCAATCGCAATAATTAAATCAGCATCTTGTAAAGCAAAATTTGCAGGAGCGTATCCGTGCATACCACACCATCGCAATGATAAATCGTTATGTTCATCGAAAATACCAGTTCCATGAATAGTGCTAGTAACTGGTATATTACCAAGAATTGCTAATCTAGTTAATTCATATGACGCATCTTTACACCCTTGACCTATATAAAGAATCGGTTTTTTTGCATTATTGATTAAATCTCCAATTTTTTTATAATGTTCACTATCATAATTATATATAGATTTACACTTAATATTATCACTTGGATAAATATTATCTTCCAATTTTTTATTTAATAAATAAGAGTTTGTATCTTCATAATTATATTCCTGATAAGAAACACATTTTGGAATATCAATATGAACTACTCCTGGTTTTCCCTCATTAGCAATTTCAAAAGCTCTATCAATAGTAGTAGATAATAAATTAATATCTGTAACTTGATAACTCCACTTAGTAAATTGACTTGTTAATTCAACACTTGGTGCTTCTTGAAAAGCATTTGTTCCTTGTGCTGAAAGAGGTACTTGACCACTAAAAACAACTAAAGGCGTGCTATCATTTTGTGCATCTAGCATAGGTGTAATCATATTAGTAAGACCCGGACCACTAGTTATAATACAAACACCTGTCTTTCCACTCGTTTTCGCATAACCGGTTGCTGCATGTCCAACACATTGTTCATTACTATTAACAATTAATTTGGTAGATTTTGAATTATAAAGTCCATCTATAATAGGCATTATTGCTCCCCCTGATATACCGAATATAGTTGATACATTATTTTCTTCCATACTATTTTTAAATATAATCTTACCCACATTAAATGTAGTTTGTTTATTTACAGATTTATGTTTAATCGGTTTAAATTGATTAATATTTGTTATTTTTAAACTTTGAAATAAAGTTCTTACTTGACGACCCATATTTTCTAAATAAACCTATAATAATTTTAGAAATATTTGTTTTTTTAATTATTTTAATTAATTAATTATTTAAACTATTTTATTCAATTTTTTTTCTCATCTTATTATATAAATAATTAAAACTAAATAAATTTCAATATCTAATTAAATTAAATTTAAATATGCCAAAAAAATCAGCAAGACGTTCTTTTACTATTCATGACGCAAGAAAATCAGATGGTTGTCCAACTAAATTCAAAAATAAAGACTATTCCGGTGTTTATGTTTCTAGTAATCCAGCAGGTGCAGCAAAAAAAGCTCTTACACAATTAGGAAGAGTTAAAAATACCAAGGGTCAATTTTCTTTATATCTTACTATGCGAGAAACTACACAAGGTTCAAAAAAAAAACTAATGTCTTACAAAGTCACTCGTGAAAAATTAAAAGACCCAATTGAATTAAAGGGAAGAGTAATTGAATTCCAAAATAAATCAAAATCAGTAAAATCTATTCCAAAAGGAAAGGGTTGTGCTAAATCTAGTGGTAAAAAAAGAACACGTAAAGCTTCTAGGAGATAAAAATTTGAAATTATTTTTTAAACTATAGTAAAATTGATTTTTAATTTTTAAATATAATTTTTAAATAATTATTTACATAAAAAATATTTTTTAAATGAGCGTTTCTTTTGGAACATTACAAGATCGAAATTATATACCTATATATGAGTTAGATGAAAGTCCTTCTATGCATGAATTATTTTATTTTCTAAAACAACTATTTAATTATGAACCCGGACTAATACATATCATAAAACAATTCATTTTTATAAAAAGATCTCCTTTAAATACAGAGTATATTTCAATAAAAGATATTTATGTGTTTTATTTTAATTATAGATTAACAGATATAGAATATAGGATACTTTGTAATAATAAAAAAAATGAATTTAAATCATTTAGTATAATAAATAGACATAATTATACTGTCGTTAATCCGTTATATATAGATTATCAACATATAAATTTAGTATTTGATGATTGTAAAAAATATTATTTAAATAATCATAATCGTAAAATTAAAAATTATAAGAAATTAATAAAACTGATTACAACAGATACTGAAATTAAAAATAAAATAATACAACAAGAACACTTAATTAAATATCAAGAATTAGATTCTGAATTCAAAGATAAATTAATTACTAAAGAAGAATATGATAAACAAATAACAGAACTTATAGAAAAAAAAACACACTTTTGTGATAAAATTATAAAATTAAATAGAAAAGAATGTTATAATAAATGTATAAATATTAGACAAAAAATACTTATTATAAAACAACAATATGATATACTAGACACACATATTTTATGTTTAAAATAATCATAATTATAATAATAATAATCATAATAATCATAATAATAAAATTGATTTTTTTGTTTAATTTTGTATTGTTAAACTACAAATCCATTATCAAGATGGAAAACTGTATGATTTCTACATCAGTGTGTACATTGAGATTGTTTCTTGAACTTATCAATTGTCATGAACCAGGACTACTTAAAATCATTAAAAGTTTCATTTTTGTTTATACAAAAAGATTCAACAACTATAATTATATATCACAATGTTATTTTAACAAATCTTTAAGAATAGATGAAAATACGATTATAAATTGGTTATTTTATATTTCAAACGAATGTGATATCAAAGAACAAATATCTATTTTTCATAGATATACAAATGGTAATCTTAAGTCTATGTTCTTAAAAGCGTGTAGGAAAACAATTGAAGAAGAAGAAACACACAATAAACTATTAGATGATATAGAATTAACTAAAATACGGAACTTAATAGGAATATATCATATTATAACTACTTATCAAATAATTAAAGATATTGATTTTATGTATATTTATAATATAACATTACAAACCAGACGCATTCAACATACTTTAAATAACACGGATTATTTAAAAACAAACGGAATATACGAAACTTCTACTGAATATCCCAATTATACAAAAAGTTTAAAACATAGTTTAACTAAAACACGAAATACTATAGATGAAATAATAGCTAAAATAGAAAATACAGAAGTGCTTTATAGTAATTATGAAAAGGAAATTATTAAACACATAGAACAAGACTTAAAAACTATGTTAATGTAATATAAAGTAATATATTTAATAATAAGTATAAAAATACAATAAATTTTAAAATTGATTTTTTTATTTAGTAGTATAAATTTAAACATTAATAAAATGCAATATAATAATATAAAACCCTATTATAAAATAAGTTCTAGAAACGATATATTTGAACATGAAATGGATAATAATTTAAAAGATTTTTCATATTCTCCGATTGAACTATATTTCTTATTAAAAGAAATAAACAACAACGAACACGCACTGGTCGAATTAATTATTTCCTTTATAGGAATCAAAAATAATATATATTATTGGGCTAAATTTTTCTACAATAAACATTTATCAAGAGATGATAAATTACTCATTAAATTCATTTATCCAGTTAAAACAGAAAATATTGATTTCAGTATTGTACAAATAGATAGATACTTAAATACCCAAAAATTCCATACGTTATTTAAACCTCTTATTATTGATATAGGATTACATGTATCACAAAATAAACATAAATGTGATTATTATACATATCCAGATGATTTAATAAGAACTATTGGATTATTTAATATTATGAAGTATAATAAAGATATTAAAACAATTAGAAATAGATATAATCAAATGTATGATAAAACAAAAGATCATTTTTACAGAGAACCATTTTTACCATTATGTCATTTACAAATTGCTACTGAAAATATAGAAAAATGTAAAAAAATATATAATATATATACTAAATCAATTAATACTAAAATGAAAAAATGCTATACATTAGGTGAGTAATATACGTTAGAAATTAATATAAACTATGAAATGGTTAAATAGAAAAACAAATTACACATTTATTAAAAAAATTGATTTTTTAATTAATAAATATTATTACAACATCCGTGCAATATGTCAAATCGGGATGATTGTATGATATGTGACACGAAGAGTAATAAAGAACTTTGTAAAGAGTGTGCTTTCCATTTTAAGAAGGGATGTATTAAAATTAATCACAGAAGTGATTCTTATTTCCCGCATCCAAATTGTCCTTGTCCATGTGATGGGTGGGAGAGAGGAGGGTGTCAGATTTGTTCTGGTAATTGTCATACTAAGGATTCTTACGGACAGGTGTCGTGTATGTTTAACTGTAGTATGGGAATAAATGATTGGTGTCCCGAATGTATTAAATGGCAGGTCATGAGAGGTTGGAATAGAGAAACAGGATGGTTCCCTGGTCAATGGGACTATTATGATAAGGAACAGGACTCTTTCATTTTTGAAGCTGCTATTCAAAAACATTATCCAGATGACGCACTAATTTATGATCCATCGTTCATTCGTTCAGAGATTGATAAAGACCATGAAAAGTATGTAGACCTTGCACAAGAACTTATAAAGTCGCGTCAACTTGGATGGGAAGTGCCAGATGAAGATTGTGACGACGATGATGATCAGATATGGTCAAAACGAGATGATATTAACGGAGAACCTTTCACCGATTATGATGATGAAATTTACTCTGTTAAAGCATCAGGATGTGGACCTAAACTAACACTTGAAAGTGTTGAAAAGGAATCACTTTGGATAGAACTCATCATACGTGGCATTCTACAACTAAATGTAAAATTTTATGTTGAAGATGGACATCCAGATGATGTTATCAAGTGTGCTCCATTTGAAGAAACTGTTCCACAAACACAAGAAGAAATTGACAACGACGAAACACATGTTGGGTTTCTTGTAAACAGTAGTTCGCGTTCAGAGAAATGGAAAGAACTTTTTGGAGAATGGAATACTTGGGACGCCGTAAAGATGATTCAAGAAGGGTTTTATGAAGAAGAAAAAGAACACCTTATTGCTCTTGGTTTTATGGATCCTGCGTATGATAAAATCATTGAATAAAATACACATTAAATATAATTAAAACAAAACCAAAAAAATTTAAAAATATATAAAAAAAAAGGTAGTAAAATACCAAAAAACACTTTTTTTATTATTAGTATTGTTTTTATTGTTTTTATTTATTTTTTTCATAATTTTAAAATTGATTTATATTGTTATAAATTATTTAATTAAAATATAACATAATGTCTCGCCATAGAACCTGTAATACATATCCAAAGGAGAAGAATATAGATAGAAGTAATATATTTATAAATGATTTTAAAAGTAAATTATTATTTTCATATACTTATATTGAACTATATTTCTTATTAAAACTAATTAATAATTATGAACCTTCATTAGTTGAACTCATTATTTCATTTATTGGTATTAAAGATTCAATATATTGTTGGGCTAAATTTTATTACGATATATGTTTATTAAACTACGATACTTTACTTATTGATAACATTTATCCTATTAGAAATGATAATATTTCTAAAAGTATTATGCACGTAAATTATTATTTAAATTCTCGGTCAAATTCTGTATATAATAAAAAAGGGGAATCATTATTTAACAGACTTATTAAAGAAATGACAACAAAAAAATTATATGAAACTGAAACTGAAGATTATTATAAATATCCAACCAAATTAATAAGAACCATAGGTTTATTTTATTTTATGGATTATGATTATTATATTCTCAATACTCAAAAAGAATACAGAAAAATAAATGATAAATTGAAGACTCTTTTTACGGAAGAACAAAAATTACCATTAATTCATATAGCACAAGTTAAATCCTATAATGAAAAACGTGAACTATTATATAAACAATATATTAAACAAATCTGTAAGGAAATGAAACAATGCTATACATTAGGTAATAACTAAAAAACTAGAAGGTATTAAATATTAATTAAAAAAAATAATAAACTACTAATAAATAGTAATAATAAAACAATTTATTTATTTTTTAGTTTATTGAGTGTTGTAGTTAGAACTTCTTTCATATCATCAGTATGATTTAAAATAAATAATTCTACTTCTTCTCTATATCTATCTGTTAATTCCCCTCCAAAATATTCATGAATGACTTTTTCTATAACAGCAGTATGTTGTTTAACTATTTTATCTTTATTTTTATCTAGTAGAACTTCTAAATGAGACATTGTATTATCTGATAGTCTAGTATTGAATTTATTACTTCTTTCATATTCACATTTTTTACCATTGTATATTTTCATATATTTTGAATTACCTTTATTAGCTATGTAAAAGTTATTATTTTCAGGTATGTTTGCGTATATTTCCGAGAGTGCTGTATTGAGACATCCGTATTTCTTACTGAATATCTTCTTTATAGTTGGTAGTGATAATGAATCTAAGTTTTCTTTACCAAAAGCATTAATATTAATTATAACATTATTATTATTAGTTGTATTATTAGTAGTATTATTAGTAGTATTATTATTATTTGAATTAGTTATATTATTATTGTACGTATTATTGTTGTTTGTTATTTTAACTATTTTTTTAGTTAGTAATTTATCAGATAAAGTATTTAATATATTCTCTTTATCTTTACCTTTAATATTTTTATTTTTAACTAGTTTTATTTCATTATTTTTTATTACTAAAGATTTATCAGTATTTTTAAGTTTTTTAATAATTTCTTTAATATTTTTAACATTTTCTTCTTTTTTTATACTTTTATTACTATTTTTACACTTTATTTGATGACTATATTTACTATATTTATTACTATAAGATTTATTACAATACATACAAATATATAAGTTTATAGGTTTAATTACATTAACTCTGTTAGTCTGTTTAATAGATATACATTCTTGATTTTCTAACTCATTTACATCACTATATACACTACTTTCTATATCACATTCCCCACTTTCTCTACTACCTACCCCACTTTTTCGTTTTATTTCCCCACTTTTTTGACTATTTTCCCCACTTTTTTTTTGAGTATCCCTACTATCTGAGTTATCAATACGAATACACGGAGTTTTACGCTCATTGTGTCTTTTTAAATTCCATTTGGTGGCGAAGGTTTTAAAACATTTATCACATTTAAATTCAGTCATTTTATTTATATATTATATACAAACATTTTATTTTTAAATTATTTAATTAATTAGAGTTTAATTATAAAACGGAGGAGTTAAAACGAGTTATATATTAATATACATAAGCGTAAAACTCATTTCCTCCTCCTCTTTTGGAGTTTTGACTTTTTAAAAAAAAAAGAATTTGAGAAAATATTTATTTTTTAAAAAAATGAAAATCAAAAATCCATATAGAAAAATAAATTTATAACTCAAAAAAAAATCTCAAAATTTCTCAAAAAGTAAAAAAGTCACAAAAAAATGCAAAAACTAAAAACTCCAAAAACAAAAAGCAGTTATGAATTGAATAGAATGTATGTGTTTTAAAATATATTTTTTCTTTAAATTTTAATATGAATGTATATTTTCTTAGTTATTTAAGTATTATTATATTTAATAATATAATATTAAGTTAAAAAAATGAGTTTTACACTAGAACAAGAAAATATAATAAATTCTAAAGAAAAATATAAAAGTGTATTAGGAGTACCAGGTTGTGGTAAAACAACTGTATTATGTGAGGAATTAATATTAAATAATAATTTGAATAAATTATGTATAACTAGAACTAATTCAGTTATAGAACAAATAAATAACAAATGTAAAACATTACAATTTAAAAAAATTAATTCTTCAAATCATTTTTATTGTAAGTATATAAAGAATTATATTGGTATTGCTAATATTGATTCTTTTATTCATTATCAACTAGATTACTTTAATAATAATAATTCATATTTTAAAGATAATAATATAAAATTGCATGAATATGGAAGTAGACACGATTGGAAAAAAGAAAAATTTATGGAATTAGTAAAAAATAAAAAAATAAACAAACTTTACCTGAAGATAATTGATGAAAATGATAAAACTAATAATATAGAAGTTAATAAATTATATATAGATGAAGCTCAAGATATGATAACAAGTGAGATAAATTTATTCATTTCAATATTAAAAAATAATAAATTATTAAATTGTAGTGTATATGGAGACACATTACAGACTTTAAATGGTAAGTCAACTAAATATTATAGTATAATGAGATTTAACGAAAAATTAAATGCGAAAGAATATAATTTATCAAAATGTTTTCGATGTCCAAAAGGACACATTGAATTTAATAATGAATTGTTTAAATCAATTAGAAATAATAATAAATATGGTAATTTACCTTATATAGTTCCAACTAATAATAATATAGAAGATAAACCATTTATATTTTCTCATAAAGGTATGAATACAAATAGTAATGCACAATCTATATATAATTCAGTAAAATTAATTATAGATGAAGTTTTAGCAAATGATAATACTATTAATATATCTGATTTTACTATTGTAGTTAATAAAGTAAATGATAGCAAAGTTTTACCAACTATTGTTCATCATTTAAAAAAGCATTTTAACGAAAAATTTTATTATTTTGAAACAAAAGATAATAGTGGAACACATACAACAATTGATTTCAATAATTTAAAATCATCTCATTGTAAATGCAGGGATGATAACATATTCTCATTAAAAGAAAAATGTAAAAAATATAATTTATCAAATTATTCAAAATTAAAAAAGATAGAATTAATAAATAAACTAACAACTTACTATAACGATAATAATATTGAAAATGAAATACCATTTAAAATATTTAATCAAAAAGATATAGAATGTTCTGTTTGTAAATTTAAAAGAGAAAAAGAGAAAGGTGCTATTATTTCAATTGATGGTTTTAAGGGCTTAGAATCTAAATGTATTATTTTTTTAAATTTAGCAGATAAATCAATACCACGAGAAAATCATATTAATAAAGTAGAAGAATTAACAGATTATTCAAAATTAAATGTATTAACAACAAGAAGCACAAAGTATTTATTTATAGGAATAAATAATTCTTCACCATCAAGATATTTTAATGAGAAAGATATAGAAAAAGTTATTAATAAAAATTTAATATATTACCCAATAAATTGGAATAATAAATTAAAATTTGATAAGAAATATAGTAACGAAAAATATATTGAATATGAATATTTATCAAAGCAAGAATTAGAAGAACAAAAAGAAAATATTATTAACAATAGGAAAAATTTTTATAAGAAAAAAAATACTAAATATAAAAATAATCAAGAATTATATGAAAAAGAAAAAGAAGAATATAAAGTAAAATTACAAGTTATAAATAAATTTATAGGAAACTATAATATACCTGATAATATTCCTCTTATTTATAAAAATTTGATGGAAAAATATTCAAATAATGAACTACCAAAATCAAAAAAATTTAGAAATCTAAATACACCTGATAAAAATAAATTATGTGTATCTAGTATTGCTGAAGATATTGATTTTACAAATGATATAAGATTTGATATAAAAGAAGATAACTTTGGTGTTCCTTGTAAAATTGCAAAAAATTATGATAAACGTGTTATTGGTAATATGGGAAATATTATTATATTAAGGCATTTATATTTAAAAAATAAAATTAATAGGGATTATAATGATACAATACAAGTATTAAGTGATTTAATAGATAAAAGAGTAACATTAATTGATTTTGATGATTTATATATTTATAATTATATAGTTGATTATGAAATAAATCATTCTTATAAAAATATAAATGAAACAGAATGTAAAATCAATAAAATAATAGAGAAAATAAAAAGTAATACGGATGATAGTAATATAAATTCTTTACAAAATAAAATAGAAAAATATTTTACTTTAAATAACGATAGTTGTTTATACTGTATTAAACAATTTTTAAATATAGAAGATATTAATATATTTTTAGATAAAAACATTGATAATAATAAAATACCATCTAAAATATATTTTAATATAGCTATATTAATAGAAAGTTTATTTGAACCTATATTTAGACCAGTTAATATTCAATATATAGATAACTTTAACGAAGATATAAATAAAATACACGAAAATATATCTAAACTTATTGTAAATTTTAATGATTGTACCCTAGAAAAATCAATAAATTTTCATTACATAGAAAGAAAAAAAAAAAATTTAGAACAATTAAATTTTAATAAAAATATTAATCCAGAAATTTTTAGAGAAGGTTATATGTGTTCATTATTAGGGAGGTCTGATATTATAGAAGAAAATACAGAAACAAAAAATTTACTAGAAATTAAACTAAGTTCTTCTAATGAATGTAATAATTCTTGGTGTTATCAAGTTATATTATATTATATGATGAATAATATAAAAGGTATTCAGTTTGATAATGTAAGTATAGTTAATATACTATCAGGTATTAAATATAAAATAAAAATAAATAAAGAAAATAAAGAAAAAATAATAGATAAAATTTTAAATTATTATAAGTTTATACCATCACTTAAAAAAAATTTTAAGAATAAAATATTATATAATGATGATGTATATGATGAAATTTAAATTATTTGTAATAAATTAACCACCATTGTAATGTAGTTGGATCTGTTATATCAGAATAACAAGGATAACTTCTATAACATGGTCCTTCCTTTAAACCCCATTTTTTCTCTTTCTCTACTTTTTCTGTTGATAATAATTCTAATCCATTTCTAATAGATCCCTTATAAAATTCTCTATTTCCTTCAGTTTTTTTTCCTTTTTTTTGTGGTCCTCTTTTTCCATTCATTTTTTTTTTTAAATTATTTTTAAACCATTCTATCATTTCTTTCTGTCCTGTTTCACCATAAAATTTTCCAATTTTAGGTTCTCCTCTGTCTTCTTTCACCTTTTCAGAACAATTATTTTTTAATTCATCTATATATTTAACACTATTAAATGTCCCTTTACTATATGCGATATTGTCTTTATTATCATAACGTGTTGTTTTAGTATTCCATTTAATACCGTGTTTAAATTCCATATTATTATCCCACAATTTAATGTAGTTTATTATTGAAGGTATATTTGTATAACATATACTATCTCCATTATTATCATATCCAGTATCTCTTCCAAATGTTCCTTGTATAATACTGGAATCATTTGGCACGTCTACAAATCTTTCATATGAAATACCTATATATTTTTTACATTGTGTTTTAGCACATCTTAAGATTTCACAATAAAATATAAATGTGTGTTTATTTGGTTTCTTTTTAAGTATATCATTAATATCCTTTTTCTCTTTTTTTAAATAATTCTCATTAAATTGAAAATCTTTGGAAAATATAGTTTTAAAATTAGATATAACTATCTCTTGATTATTCCCACCATTTTTATTTTTTCTTTTATTTGGTACACGAATTAAATAATATCTTGGTTCTGTAAATGTTTCTATAATAGGTTTTAATTCTTTAACATTTTTACTATTAGTAAGATCTTTAAATTGTTTTACTCTGTTTTGTTCTAATGCTTCTTTTGGTCCATAGTAATTCTCACCTGGTTCAAGTTTAATTTTTACAGAATAATTATTCCAATCAGATATATCATTTATATTTCCATCTGGGGTAGCCGAAAATTGAATTAATTTAATATCATTATTTAATAAGAAATCTAAATCATAAAATCCACATTTATTAAAAGTTTTATAAATTGTTTGATCTTCTTCACAAGCAATTTGTATTTCATCCATTATAATTAATAAGTTTTCTTTTTCACGAATATCTTTAAAAAATGTTTTTGGTAAATTTGCTCTATGAAATACTCTATTATTTATTGAATCAGGCATTCTATTTTTAGTATCTTTTTTCCATTCTTTATCAGATAATCCAGTAATGATATAAATATTATCAATTGGTATATTATTAGAAAATACATAATATTGTATAAGTGATGTCATACAACCAGTTTTTCCAGTTTGTGTCATTCCATACACTAAACAATTTATTATAGATCTATTATTAAATGCGTTTCTAACTTTTTTTGCGCATTGTTTTTGATTTTCAAATATTATATTAATACCTTTCAATGAGTTAACATCTATCTGATCTGATAATATATGTGATTCTTTTTTGATTATAGTTAAATCTTTCATATCATATTCTACAGTTTTTCTTTGTTTTATAATATCCATTTTATTTTTATATAATATTGCTTTTTATGTATTAAATGATTTTAATAATTAATTAAAAAATAAAAAACTTCAATTTTTTTTACAATCTATGAATAATTAAATAATCTTTTAATTAAGTTAATTAAACACAAAACAATATTATATTAATAAATCATATGGAATAAAATGAATTTTAACCGTAATTTGGGATATATTTATATAATATATAATAATGATAAAAAATATATTAAAATAGGTTCTACATTTTCCTATGAAAAAAGATATTATCAATATAAAACATATAATTATTTAGAATGGAAATATATTAAAGTTTATGAAATACTACGTCAAACTAATGATGAATACGCGTTTTATGATGAAGATGAAGATGAAGACGAGTGTGAAAATATAAATTGTTATGATATAGATAATGAAATACAAACCGAGTTCTCAAAGTATTTAACAAAAAAATTATTAAAAGAATGTGTTAATGGTGGACATGAATGGTATTTTAATAAAGATAATAATTTAATAAATAAAATTGATTCTTTTTTAAAAGGTAAATACGAAGTAAATGAGATAGATGCTGATAAATTACAATTTACTAATTTTACAATATATAATAATTGGAAAAATTACAATAATCGAGTATTAGATAATTATATTTATAAATTTAATATGGAAGAATCAGAAAAGAAAAGCAAAAGAAAGCTTAGAAAATATCAAAAAGATTATGTAAAGAACTGTTTTAATCTATTAATTTCTTCATTATTATGTTTATTAGTTGCACCAACAGGTGCAGGTAAAACATTTATGTTTTATTCAATTGCTAGAAAATTATTAAGAAAAAAGAAAAAAGATAATGATGATAAAAACGCAACTATTAATATAGTCATCTTATCTCCCAGATTAAGTATAAATGCTCAAACCGTAAGTGAAAATAATATAAATATTTTAAGTACAAAAAGCGATTTTATTAAAATAAATGGTACTGACTATAAAGAAAGTTGTGATAAATACAAAGATAAAATTAAAGACAAGAATATTAACTTTATTATTTCATCAACATATCACTCCGCACATAAATTACAAGAATTTATTGAGACAAATAAGATTGAAATAGATTTAATAATTTTTGATGAATGTCATTTTATTAAATCATGGGATATAAATAAAGATAATAATTTAGATATTAAAGAATCTTTAAAAACAAGAACATTTATTATGGAAGATAAAACATATATTAAAAAGAGATTATTTTGCTCTGCTACTCCTTATAAAGAACAGAGAGAAAATGAAAAATTATATGGAGAAGTTGTAGAAGAAGTAAAAGTAGGAGAACTAATTAAAGCTGGTTATTTAGCACCAATAAAAACAATTATTAAAGATTTTAAAGGTAAATGTAGTTTATCAAAACTAATTATTAAAGAAATAATAGACAAAAATAAACAAAAATCAGTAGTATTTTGTAATACTCAAGAACATTGTGAAATTTTATATAAACAAATATTAATTAATGTAAAAGGGACTAATATTAAACCATTTTTGTATATTAGTAAATATACACATTGTATTGACATAAAAGATATAAATACTCTTAAATTATATGAAAAAAAAGATGAAATTAGTGTTATTATTACTTGCAAGAAAATAAGTATGGGGTATGATTTTCCAATGATAGATATGGTAGTTTTTGCGGATGCTAAATGTGAAAAAATAGATATATCTCAATGTATAGGTAGAGGATTAAGAACTATATCCGATAATCCAGACAAAGTTTGTCATATTCTCTTGCCTGTAAATGAAGAACAATTAATTAATTCGAAATATGCTACTATTATTAGTTACTTTGATTATATTAAATATGAATGTGACTATGATATTTTGTCTAGTAAGAGTTGGAATACAACTATAAAACCACCTAGAAAACCAGACGATAATAGTCGAGTTTATAAAGATGAATATGGTTTTGATATTGAATGTGATTTTAATGACGAATCTTTAAAAACAAAAATAAGTGAAAAATATAGTATTGAACTTAATAAAAATAATATTAATAAGTTAAATAGAATTATATTAACTCCAGAAAATGTTTTACAATATATAGGATATAATGTAATATTTAATTCAAGAGGTAAAGAAATAAAGAAAAAAATATTAAATGTATCTAAATCTAATAAATCAATTATTATAGATCATACTGATTTACAAAATTCCTTACAAATAGTATCTAGAAAAGTATATGTTGAAATACCAGATACTAATAAATGTATAGAGAATATTATTAAAGAATTAATTGAAAATAATATTGCATCATATTCTGAATATAAAAAATATCAAACTAAATCTAAAACTACAAACTTATATTCTGTTGAAAAACTAAAAGAAGAAGAAAAATTTTGTTGGAAATTAACAGATACTAAAAATAAATATTACAAAACACAAAAAGAATGTGAAAAAGAAATTAAAAAAATAGATAATAAATTTAAAAAATCAAATATAACAACTGATATGTTTATTGAATATAATAAATCAAATCCAAAAATTCCACCAATGTTACCAAAAGATTTTTATGGAATATACTGTAGAAATATGAAAGAATGTTTTCATAATAATCAAAAGGTTAGACATATTATAAATTTAAAAGATTCTAAGAAAAAAGAAGATATTTGGGAAGGAATTTATAATAAAGAAAAAAATATAATCTCAAATAATAATATTGAATATAAAGGTATATCACCTCTAAATGGTTTTACTAAAGCACATATAAAAGAAGTTAAACCATATAGGAATAATATTACAGTAAATGCTTGGTCAGAATGTGAATATTATTGTAATAAAAATAATAAATGGATTACAACTGAATTTATGAACCCAATTTAATTATATTTTAAATACATTTTTAATTATTAAATTTTTTATTAACTAAATTGTACACTTATATTAGCAATACCAATAGTATTTTGCCATCTTACTCTTATTTCTTTGATAGTAATACCTTTTAAATTAGTTATTTTATAAGTTAAATCTGTTGATTCTTTATTTCTTGTAATATTTTTTTTAGTAATTAATGGGTGTTTTTTAATATCTTTACCATCCCATACTTTAACATTATCTTTGTGAATACATAAATAACAGTCTTTTACCTTTATTTTTGCTTTAATTATATTGTTTATTTCATTAATAAATTCATCTAATGTTTTATCAAGTATTTTAAGTCCTTTTACAAATTTGTTTTTCATTTCTTTTAATTTTTTATCATGTTCTTCATTTCCTTTAATTTTTTCTTTTAATTCTTTAGTGAAGTCTGTTAATTTGTTTTTATTAAACTTTATAGCGTCTTTACTATACCATTCTTTAAATGTAGGTATTTCAGATTTTAATTTAAATACTTTTTTGATTTTTCCAGATTTAATATATAGATTATACCATTTTTTACTATAGTATAACTGAATTGAAAAATGTTTACCAAATCCATTTATTAATTGAGTTCCTTCCCAAGGAGTTTTCCATTTATCTAATGTTATTTTACTATTTTGTTTTACTTCACATTGTAATTGAGTAGAATCTTCAAATATTACTAATAAATCATAAGAATCATTACAAGAACCTTTAATTTCTACTTTAGAAATTGTTTTATTATGAGTATCTTTAAATTTACTACATATTTCATCATACAAACCAGTTTTAGTATTAATATCATTTTGAATTTTTTTTAAAAGTTCTTCTTCGTTTTTTTTATTATTAGATTTTTTAATATTTTTTTGAGAATTATCTTTAATATATGTTTTAATAGTAGTTTGTATTATTTTAATATCATCTTTTTCTTTTAATGTTATATTATATTTTTTACAAATTTCAATTAGTGTTTCTTTATTATCTATATTTTCTTTATATTCTTTTTCTATCATCCATTTTTCAATGTTTTTTTGTATTTTTTCAATACTTCTTTTTCTATTTGGTATTTCATATTTCTCACAAAATTCAATTAATTTTTCTATACCATAACGTTTATTCTTTTTTATATTTTTAATTTTTTCATAATCTTTATCCATAATTACTAACTCATTTAATTATTATATATTGCTTTTTATGTATTAAATTATTTTAATAATTAAATTAAAAAATAAAAAAAAACTTCAATTTTAAATTTTTTGTAATAAAAAATTAATATATCTAAATTAAATATATGTGTTCTTATTAAATATGTCATCTAAAAAACCAACCAAAAAACAACCAAAAAAACAAACTAAAAAGCAAACAAAGAAACAAACCAAAAAAACCGACAAATATTATATAATACACAATAATGGAGGGAGGTCATTTGTTGTAGTTATTTCTAAAGCATCAATAAAAATATATGAAAATACATATGAAGAGTATGATGATAAAAAGGATAAAATCCTTAAATTTAAAGATTATACGGAAACCCGTAATAAAGATGAAATAATTTATGTTTTAGAAAAACCAATATTTGTAATACCTAAATATAAAAAAGTGTATATAGGATATGATGTAGAATCTCGTAATAAATATATTAAAAATAAAAACTTTGGTAAGGGGAATAGTATTTTAGTATTTGATGGAACTATTTATTATTCTATATCAGATGATAAAATTAGAACATTTAAAAAACAACATATTAAAGGAGATATTGTTGGTTATATTTCTCCAATTGGTCCTAATGATGTTCCATATCCTATGTTATTTACTAAAACGCATTTATATAGTTGGTGTGATAATATAGATGTATTTCCAATACCAACCACTAAAAAAGAAAAAAAAATAATGAAATTATTATGTAAAGCACGACATCCATTTGATATACCAAATAAAGAAGAAGGAGATGTTAAAGACTTTTCTGAAAAATATATGTGTTATGCTGGCGATACAACAATAAAACAAAAAACTATTTATTATAGTGATTGATTTTTTCAATAAAAAAAATGGGTTTAACACTCGTCAGTAATGAGGGATGAGTTGTCACAATACTGGATGTAGAGCAACGTGTTGTTTTTTTTTTGATTTGGTGGGGTTTATTTGAACAATCCCCACCAAATTGTTGGGGGATAGTGTTAATGACCTTCGTCCTGTCCCACAGCAAAACTATAATCAATAGAGAACATTATAAATGTTCCTGTTATTTCAGATGCACAAAGAACACTCGTTTGCCATCCTTCATACCAGGACCAGTTTTCTTTGTCTTTGTTCGATGACTTGCGGCAGCGAGGACCTTGATGGAGGACTCGATGTGTTCTTCGGCAGCGCGCTCTTCCGTTTCGGGAGTAAGTCGTTTGGCTATACAGGCGTCGTAATGCGCGGTGTAGGACGCGTCGCGTACTGCAGTGTATGCTTCGCATCTTTTGGTCCCCCAAACCATGCCGACTGGACCACGGTATGCTCTTACTTCGGCAATTCGTGCTTCGTTGTAGGCATCGCGTGCTTTGATCCAGTCAACGAGTGTACGGGTCTTGCATGCTTCGTCGTAGGCATCGCGTGCTTTGATCCAGGCGTAGTCTGCTTCGACTCTTAGTTTGTAGTAGGCGGCGTGTGCTTTTTTAGTTGCTGTAAACATTGTCGTATTCTTTACTTATCATTAAAGATAAAATAAAATTCAATTTTTTCGATTTTTGTTTAAAATCACCAAAATAGACCAAAATACGCCATATTGAGCCAAAAACACACGTTTTTACTAGAAAAAAATATATATTATAAACCCTAATACAACAATACAAATTCAGCAACACACATCCTCTTAAACACTAAACGCTATTGTTTCATTTTTGTTTATTTTGATTTCTATTTTAAAGCTGCTTTTATTTAATTTAACTAGATGAATAGTAGCGTCTAGTAGTTCTTTAATACCAACTCTGTTCATTGACATATTAGTGCCATTTTTATCGACAAAATTCATTCTTTTACTAGGAATATTAGTCCGCATATTTTTAATTTTATTCACATTTATTACTTGTTTAATATCACTCGACGCGGTTTTCGAGGCCATATGTCTAAAAACATCAGTGGCTTTATTACTATCTAGTTCAACGTCATCTATAATACATTTAACAATATCACTATTTATGAGAGATAATTTATTAAAATCCTCGAGACTTACTTTTTTATGTTTCATAGTTGTTTTATTAATGTAATGTATTGTGAATTAAAATCAATTTTAAAAATATTCTCTATTATTTAATTTAAATAGTATTAACATTAACATTAATAATGTATAATAAAAAATGTTTTTTGAATATGCGACCTTTTTTCTCGGTTTTTGTATAACATCAAATTACATTCTTAAAACCCAAATGAATATGGAAAAAACGACAATTTGGTATTTATTACATTTTATCTGTAATATGATGGTAATATATCTCACATTTAACGATTTGAAAATATGTTTTACTTCCCAACCAGAATGTTATGATAATACAAAGTTTGATTCATCCGCATTAGGATTAACAGCAGGATTACATACTTTTCATATAGTTCGTGATTATAAAACCCTTATAATTATAGATTGGTTACATCATTTAATAAGTTGTTGGTTTATGACTTTCATAGGTGTTTATTATTATCATATACCACTTTGGAATTGTGGTACTTTTTTCCTATGTGGATTACCAGGAGGTATTGATTATCTTCTTTTATTCCTTTATAAAATTAAAAAAATAAATAAAATGACAGAAAAACATATTAATGTATATTTGAATAATTGGATTAGATTACCTGGTATCATATATTCATCAGCAATTATGAATTATGGTTATATGAACGGACATATAAATATATCACTATCTCTTTATTTTATTGGACAATTCTTTACAGTATTTAATGCTATCTATTTTGCACAAAGAGTAACATTAAATTATGGTTCATATATGAACAATGAAATTAAATATGATTAAAATATATATTTTTAATATTTTAGTATTTTTTAATATTTTATCTTAATAATAATTAAATATGTTAAATAATATATTAAAAATAGCTCATCGTGGATATTCAACATCTTGTAAATATACAGAAAACACACTTTCTGCGTGTTATAATGCTGTAAATAAAGGATTTGATATGATAGAAATAGATGTTCAATTATGTAAATCAAATGAGATTGTTGTATACCACGATACATATATTAATCATAATCAAAAATATTATAAGATAGAAAATCTTACATATCAAGAATTAAAAGCGATTAAACATAATGTTATAACATTAGATGATGTTATAAAAAATATAGATTTAACTAGAAATACAAACACAAACACACAACTTTACCTAGATATTAAAGGGAATAATAATAATATTATAAAGCCTCTAATAACAAAATTAGATAGTTCATATGAAAATCTCAATAATATAATATTATGTAGTTTTAATAAAAAACACATAGATGCGATTAACCTCTATAATAGTGAAAACAAATACACTATAAATCATCCAAAATATATTAAAAAAGGATTTATTACAGAAAATATTTTTGATATAGATGACTTAAAACATTTAACGCAAAACATTGAATATTTAATATTTCATTGGTCCATGTTAGATGAAAACACTATAAAATATTGTAAAACACATAATATAAAAGTATTTTGTTATACTTGTAAAAACAAACATATATTAACAGAAATTCTCGAATATGATATTGATGGTATCGTGAGTGATATTCTTATTTAGTTATATGGTCATTATATATTTTTTTAAAATTGAAATATATCATTATAATGTAAAAGTAAATATATATAAAAATTAAAAATGGATGAAAATATTTTATCGTCAATTGAAGAAGGGATTAATGAAGAATATAATAAACTCATTGAATATAGAAGCAATGAGATAAATAAATATGAAAAGAAAAAAGCTGCTAATAGAAGATATGCTAATAAGTCTAGATTAAAAAAAATAAGGAAATATAATAAAATAGAAAACGATAATATATATTTAAAAAAAGATAATATTAGTTTAAAGTCAGAATTAGAAAAATTAAAAAAAAAAATAGAAAGAAAAGATCGACAAATTACATTATTAAAAAAAAAAAAATAAAAAAAAAGTTATTTATATACATAATTTAATTATAATTCTATATTTAATATAATAGTAATCAAATAAATTTATAAATTCATTTTTTGTTCTCTTTTTCTAGCACGTGATCTTCTTGCTGATTCAGTATTAAGTCTTCTTTTTCTAATATATTTAGAATCTTGTTTTTCCAAAGGAACATATTGTTTAGATTTTCTCTTTTTTCCTATATTTGCATTTGTTTTAATACTAATATTCATATTCATACTATTAGTTTCTTTAGTTTCATAGGTTTCTTCATTTTTATTAGTTTCTTTATTTACATATTCTTCTATATAAATAATTAATTCAGGATAAGATATTAAAACAGTAGCAATATTTATAACTTCTGGTGTAGAATATATTTTATAATTGAATTTTGGATTACTATAAATTATATTTAATATTTTTTCATAATTTTGTTTAATTTTTAATTCATGTGGAGATAACATATAATCTGAAATAATTTCAAGATATGGTATTTCTACATCCATTTTTTAAATAATATACATATTAAATAAAAAATCAATTTTACTATTATTTTCTATATCTATTTAATTATGTATTCATAATTTAATAATTTAATAATTTAATAGTTTTTTTAATTTAGATACTTCTTTATTGAGATTAATAATTTCTTTATCTTGTTCCTCACATTTAATAATAAAGGTCTGAACTTTACATTTTAAATTTTGAATATAATTTTTTTTTCGTTTTCTAAATTCTTGAGCAGCAATTCTATTTCTTTCCATTATAGCTTTTCTTTCTGCTCTTTTTTCTTCATTAGTCATTGTATTTAATTGCTTTACCCTACCTCTACCTCTGGTTAATCTATGAGTTTCATTTAAAATACCAGTGTTATCATATTTACAGAGTGTTCTATTTTTAGTATCTCTTGAAGTTTTATATTGTCTTTTTCTTTTAGTTATTTTTTCTTCTTGTTCAGGTATTATTTCTTCTTGTTCAGGTATTATTTCTTCTTGTTCAGGTATTATTTCTTCTTGTTCAGGTATTATTTCTTCTTGTTCAGGTATTATTGGGATTATATGTGTATCATTTAAATATGAAATGTTAATATTAGAATCATAATTAATTATATCTATATCAGTATCTTGATACATTATATGTAATTATATAAATATAAAAAATAAATCAATTTTAAATTGTTTAATTAAAATATTACTATTATTTTATAGTTTTTAAATGTGTGCATTTTAATAATCACTTAATGTTGTTCTAGTACTAGTGTCGCTACTATCACTATCATAATCTACATTAATAACTACATAGGACATATCATTAATAACGGGTGACCTACATATTGGACAATTTGGTATATTGTTTTTCGATGATTGATTTAATACCCATTGACTTATACAATCTTTATGATAAGAATGATAACAATCAAGTTCTATTGAATCATTTGAATAGTATTCTTTTTCAGTAATATCCAGAAAACAAATAGCACATGTGATTGGTGTGTAAATATTACCATTTTTTAGTTTTTTGTTTTTTTTTAACTTATGAATAAAATGTTCAGTGAATCCATTATTATCAATTAGTGTTGGTATTTTTTTTTCACAATATGTCATACATTTGTATTTACAATTAATTATTATTTTTTTAATTGGAAAATATACACATTCTATATAAAATATAACTATGAAAAATAATCCCACAAAATATAAAGGTAAAAATGCAATCATAAATACATACGATTGTTTTTGATAATCATCTTTATCATTTATAGTTTTGTTAATATATGTAGTATTTGTTGTATTTTGTATTTCTTGAAAATCATACATAGTTTAGGATGTAATGTTATTTACACAATTTAATATATATATATACATATACATAATTCAATTTTATATTATAATTATAAATAAATCTGTATATATATATAAATAATGTCTAAACTAATATCTTTTAAAAAAATAGAAAGAGAATTACAAAATGGAAACTATCATTTAACTAACACAAAAATAAACAAATTACAAACAATAAAACAAATATCAAGAACAAAAAAGCCAAAAGGATTATGGTATTCAACAAATAAATGGATAACTCACGATATACATACAGATAAACAAAAACAAAATATATGTTGTTATATATATAAAATAAAAATTAAAAAATCAGATTTAACATCTAAATTAAATGATACATCAACATCTAAAATATTACAAATAAAAACAATAAAACAACTAGATTTATTTATAGAAAAATATGAATATAAAAACTCACAATCATATCATAATATAAATTGGCGTTCAGTATCCAAGGATTTTAAAGGTATAGAGTTTAAACCTTATATTAACTTATCTAAAATAGAAAAAGCAAAAAAAATACTTTCTATGGAAGACTATATTATGAATAAATTTAATAAAACACAGAAATTATCTCAAAAACAACTAGATGACAACTGGGATTATTATTATGATATATATTATAAAGAATACTATTCAACATTTATTACAAAATATGGATTTTATGATACTATTGATATAGACAGTGGTTGTATATGGGATACGTCCATTTTAGATATAGATGATACAGATAATTTAATATTATTATATAAAAAAAATAATAATAAATGGTTTATTAATTAAATATATTTTTATATAAAAATAAAAAAAATATTTATTATTTTGATCGTCGGTGTTAAAGCTCGCGCTTAAAGACTCAGAAAGGGTTTTATACTACTAGAGTAAAACTTTCCTACACAAAATGGTTTTTATCGAGCGTTCCATCTCTAATTTTTTGATCGTCGGTGTTAAAGCTCGCGCTTAAAGACTCAGAAAGGGTTTTATACTACTAGAGTAAAACTTTCCTACACAAAAATTTAGCTTTATAGAGTTTGCTTCTCTGATTTATCATATTTATAAAAAAAATTTCAATTTTTTTATTTTGAACAAAAAAAATATGAAAAAAAAAGCCAAAAATATACATAATTTAATATAATTATAAATTATAAATAATAAATAAATAATTAGTTTATAAAAAATATTACTATTTATTAATATAAAATGTATCAATTTGTAGATATATATACAATATTTCATTTTGTTCATTATTTTATTTATGGATTATATTTTAAAAATAAATATATACTAGCATTTATTTTAGGTATTTTATGGGAAATATTTGAATATATACTAGCAAATAATAATTATACAAAAGAATTGTTAATCAAATATTTCCCTGTTCCTCAAAAATATTGGGCTGAAAAAAACATATTTAATAAAGTATTTGATTTATTATTTAATATGTTAGGTTATCATCTAGGTAATAAGTCAAAATTTAAATTATTTAAAAAGTAAAACTGATAACTATATATATAAGAATATAGTTATACTTATACAATTTAATAGTATGTGTGAATACAAAAACTTCAAAAAAAAGTTTAAAACTTTCCAAATAAAACAAAAACAAATAGATAAATGTAAAACACTCAATAATCAATTATGGAAATGTATTGAAAAAAATAAATATATTTATAATTGTGGAAGTGAATATTATTATTTTATAAAATGTATTGATAAAATTAAATAATTATAACCAATTTAGTTTTTAATTTCAGAAAGAAACGCCAACGATTCATCAATAGTAAGTCCGTATGGAATATCAATCGTTTCTTTTTTTTGGGTGCTAATTTTAGCTACATTACAAATAAAATGTGTTTTCCAATATACTTCACTATCGTAATCTATATTCATATCATTTCTTATATTTTCTAAATATTCATCAACAACTTCATTCAAATAATCATTATTTTCAAATTGATTTTCTTTGTAATAAGATACAAAATCTTTATTATGAGAAGACATAAAAGAACCAGAAGTATGTTCTAGTTTATTTTCATTTTCATTACAGAACCCAGTTTTATAATAGTTAAAAATATTATTTTCAATACCATTTTTATATTGTAATCCAGTAAAGTTAATATTAATTTTATAATTATCATTATTTTTAAAGTTAAATCCGTGAATTGATGTAGGTAGACATTTATTGTTCATATATATGGATTCGGATATCATTACTTTAAAAGACGTGTTTTGATTAAATCTATTAAAACAATTATTTTCATTTACTTTCAAGCTTTCTTTGAAAATAAATTGTATTTGTGTTTTATTTTCATCTAGTTGTTTTACTATTTCAACAACATCTTTATATTTAGTATAATGTGTTTCATCTATAAAAAGAATGTCTGTATTTTTTCCGTAATTTTCTAATTCTTTAATTTTTCCTTGATGAATATATGCGTCATAAGGACCACCTAAAATAATACATAAATTACCCGTTTCTGTTTGTAAGGGTTTGTAATGATTATATTGTTTTCTACTTAATCTATGAAAGATACTAGTTATTCCTTCTTTAGTAATTTCATTTATTCCAATTTTTAACAAGGGTCTCATTTTTATTATTAATATTAATATTAATATTATTAAATAATATTCAATTTTAATTTTAATAATATATTGTATTTATTTCTCTTTTTATTTCTCTTTTTATTTCTCTTTTTATTTCTCTTTTTATTTCTCTTTTTCTTATTATTGTAATAAAATTGAATATTATTTAATAAAATTAATATTAAAAATATCGTGTTTTAAAAAACATGACTGAACAATTTTTAACCCAAAATTGCACATCAGAATATATAGGTCCTACATGGACTAAAATATATAGCAATCAACACAGACGATATTATTATTGGCATAAAACAACAAATAAAGTTTATTGGGAAATACCAATTATAGGAGAATGGAATAAAAATTATAATAACAATTGGATAAGAATATACTCTGAAATTGAAAAAAAGTACTATTATCAGAGCATTACTACAGGTGAAGAGCATTTTACAATACCAGATATAGAAATTCAAAAACAACATCTTCAACAACAACATCAATCGTTAGAACAAGAGTTACAGGAATTTCTACAACCTTTTCAACAACAACAACCTTTTCAACAACAACAACCTTTTCAACAACAACAACCTTTTCAACAACAACAACCTTTTCAACAACAACAACCTTTTCAACAACAAAAACCTTTTCAACAACAACAACCTCAAGATATAATTAATACTGAAATTATTGATGTCGATACTGGTCAAATTACAATAATAAGTAAATTAAAAGAAGATGTAATAAATGAACAAAGAAAAACAATTAAACGTGAAAAGAGAAAACGAAAAAGTTTTGAATTTAAATATAATAATTTAGAGCGTGATTATAAAACAGTTAAATTAGAATTGGAGAAATCAAATGAAGAACTCGAAGATTCACAAGAACAATGTCAAGATATGATTAATTTTGATAGTAAGCAAAAGTCATATATAGATAAACTTAAACATCAAATTAAAACACTGGGAGGAATACCTATACCAAATTAATTTAATAATCAAATAAATAATAAAATAATCAAAACATCAAAACATCAAATCATCAAAAAAACACAATAAAATTGATTTTTTTATAATAAACACTATAATATAATTATCGTGTTGAAAAACATGTCTTCTCCAGATTATAGACTTAATGAAGCGGAAAATAAAATTTGGAAAGAAATTTTGCGAAAATTAAAATTTAATGATTTTGAAGCAGATATGAAAACATTAAATGGTGTACCAGATAAAAACAGACCTGTTATATATAAAATGTTTCAAACTTTATATATAGCATATCAAAAATCTGTAACCGATAAAGCAAGACTTAAACTTGTTCATAATCATGAACTTAAAAAACAAAAAGTAGAATTTCTTCAAAATCAAGTAAAATTGTTAGGAGAACAACAAAAACAACATCAAGATACTTTGGTAAAGCAACAGCAACAGCAATTACAACACCATGAAACACAATTTGGTGCTATTTTAGTAAAACTTGATAGTATTACAGAAGCACAAAAAGAACCAGAATTTTCAACAGATGTTTATAACGTAGAAACTGGAAAAACTGAAAAAAAGTTTATTTCTAAAGAACAGTTGCTAAAATTACATGCGACAACACTTAGAATCGCAATTAAAAAGCGTAAGACTGCTGAAGGACAAAAAGATGAATTAGCAAAGAGGGTTAAAATAGCGGAAGATAAATTAGAGAGGTACACGGGAGAATATAAAAAGTATGCTCATTATATTAAAGAGGAAGCTAATAAGGATAAAGCCGAAATAAAATCATTAAAAGACACCCTTCAACAATTTAAATCTTTAGCACAAAATACATAATTATATAACATATAATATTAATACAGTATATATTACTAAATTATTAAAATTTAATTAATTAAATTATTTTTTTTATCCTAAAACAGAAATACTTGTATCTAGTGGTTTTCTTAATCTAGAAAAGAAAGATGAATTTATAGTATTACCAGTAAGTTTTAACTCATAATCGAACCCATCATATTCATCAAAAGACCCGTTTTCATTTCTTTCAATAAGTTCGGCCATTAATCCACCAACAACACCAACATTTTTAAATTGATTACCAGATGTTCCAATGGCCATATAATATCCACCAATATTGCTTCTATCATAAATAGGGGTCCAATCTTCTGTTACATCATAAGAGGAAACAATTCCTCTAGTAGAAGTAGAAGAAGGAATAGGAAGTTCACGCATTCTCAGTGCTGCTCTATACACGTGTGCAGTCCATTGGTCAGTGAATTGACTATCAATTGTCCCGGCGTCCTCTATCCAGTCTAATTCATCACATGGTGGTTCATTACTACCAATAATAATTTGATTACCAATATCAGGTCTGATATACATACCGTTATCAAAATCTATTATTATTTTACCATTTTTTTTAAAATTAAAATAGTCTGGCATAGTAACATGTGCGATTTCTTGTCGTAAAGGTCTTGTTGTTAAATTCATATCATTTTCTTTTTCACAATTAATATCTTCATACACAATTTTGGTAATTTTAGAAGATTCTGGTCCTGTCGCATTAATAACTATAGGTGAATGTAATATTTCACCAGAATCTAATTTAACACCTTTAACCCTACCTTTTTTTTGTAAAACACGAACGACTTTTTTATTGAACGTAAAACGACATCCATTTTGTTTAGCAGCATCTTTTAAATTAATGGTTGCTTGAAGAGGGTCATTTACAAATCCAGCATTTCTCATATAAAACACATTATCAACAGACTCTCCTTCAATAGGACTACCAAAATTATTGTCATTTAATGTAGCAGGATTATATCTAGTATAAAAATCAATACTATGATTAAACATTTCGTCTGCTTCATCAGGTGTAATAAAAGAATATGGAATATCAACTTCATCTAAACATTGACTTGTTTTTTCAAGAAAAGCACCTGAATTTGGAGTATTGGGTATTAAAACACCACATTCTTTTAAATAAGGATAATTGTAATCATCTGGAATATTTTTTAATTGTAAATAATCTGGCCAGTTTTTCCATACATTATAACCTTCCCAAGAAAATTTAACTGAATCAACAACGGAATAATACATTCTACAAATACCACTAGAATAAGATGTACTACCATAACCAGCATTAGAATTACTATCAATTACATTAACGGAAAAACCTTTTCTAGATAATTCAAGGGCAGTAGAACAACCTATAACACCGCCTCCAATTACAATCGCATCAGTTGTTTTATTTTTGAAAAAACCTGGTTTATATTTATGAGAGTTTATAAGATGTCTAGTGAGATGAAACATATTATTTAAATACAATACACAATACAAAATACTATTTTTAATTGAATTACTTTTAAATGAGATAATATTATATAAATATATTAAAATATTCAAACTATAACAAAAAAATAAATTTAAAAAAGTAAAAATAAAATATTACAAATTAATAAATATATAACAAATAAATATATAACAAATAAATATATAACAAACATATTATATTTTATTTAGAATGGTTAAAAAATCAAGTAATACAATTAAACCAACTAAATCAAAACCATTTAGAACTGACTATTTTCAAAATTTTGGTAAAGATATAAGTGTATTTTTATTATTATTACAAATAGGTGTTATAGGTATTACTTTTTTGTTTTATTTTTTGAATAGAGACCGTATTACACCAGAATTTTTAGATAAGAGATTAATACCATTACATGATGAATATTTAGAACCTTTTAAAAATACAAAAAAAAAAAATATTAGAGAAAATTTTAATGAATCATTGATAGAAAATATAGATCCAGACAACGAAATATTTGTTGATGAACATACATATCCAGATAAATGGTCTTTAACAAATAATAATATGACAGAGAATTATCTAAATACTAAATATATTTCAAATGTAAGAGACCAAGGAAAATGTGGAACATGTAATATTTTTGCGAATGCTAGTCAAATTAGTGATTGTATAAATAAAAAATATAATTACAATAAAAAAAAAAGAGATGATTGTGCTCCAAAAGCTCATTTTATAGTAAGTGTTCAGGATATAATTGAACGATTACCATATACTGATTGTGATGAAGGGTCTAGTGTACATGAATACTATAAATTTCTTAACCAATCCGTTATAGAGGATAATTGTAATTTATATAAATATAGCACAGGATTTCTAGTTAATAGTATTTTAAGAAGTAATGATAATTTAGGCAATAACAATAGAGAGAATTTTCAAGATACAAATGATACAATCAGTATTTCATTAAAAAACAAAATAATAATATTTTTAGGAGTATTTGGATTTATATTAACATTTTTTACAATATATAGTTTAAATTATGTTAAAATAAATAAAATAAAGGGATTTATATTATTATTATCTGCTATAATATCATTAGGATCTATAGGACTAGGTGTTACTTTATTAATTGAAAATTTAAAAAAGAAATTTTTAGAATATATAACACCAAAATTAACATACATAGATAGTTACTATGTATACATATATATGAGTATATTGTTAGGTATTTCCTTCTTAAATTTTATAAATATATCAACAAATATATATAACTATTTTAGTTCATCCTTTAAATATACTATACATGAAATTATATTTTCATTTATAATACTGTGTTTTTCTGTATTTATATTGTTAATATTTGTTGGATTTAAAAAAAGAGATAATATTTTTAATATAGATATTGAACTTTATAATATGGAAAATAATATCAATAGATTATTTGATAATATAGAAGATATTATTACAACATATGAAGAAGGAAATAGTGAAGAAGACTTTAATACATATAAAGATAAAACATATGAAGAGATAATAACTGAAGCAGTAAATTTAGATATTTCTTTAAAAAAAGATATAGATTCAGATAACCAAAAATCAAAAACATATTTAATACATGAAATTATCATTACAAAAAAATTAGAGGATCCAGATACAATTATTGAAGATTATGCCAAAGAATTAAATATCGATATAATAGATGAATCAACAAATCTTAGAAAAAAAGATAAAGATTTAAAAATAGAAATTATTAATAAAGTAATGAGTAATAAAAGAGATAAATTAATTATTCCATTAGATATATTGGGAAGTTATGATATTAATTTTAAAATAGTTCCTGACGATACAAATAAAAATACAAATAACAATACAAATAATCAATTAAAATTATTTGATATAAACAATGAAAACCCAATAACTATAGCAAATACTACTTGTATGAAAACATTACATACAACTGTAGATTCTGAAAAAAAACTTAATATTTTCCCATATAATATAGTTTTAAATAATGAAGAAACTGAAGAAACTGAAGAACCGCAAGAAAATATATATAATTTTAATAATTATATAGACCCTACATCATTTAATAATGGCGAAATAAAATTAAATATTAAAAATAATGAAGAAAAATATTTTAATTACACGATGAAAATAATAATAAAAGATTTATCACTTCATTATTATTATTATACTGAAATAAAAGTAAAAAATGGTTCATTTATTTTAGATTTAAATTCTATTGAATTTGATAAATATTCTGATAATCCTTGTAATCCAAAATGTAAAATCAATAGTTTATATAAATTAAATAAACTTTATAAAAATAACATCAGTTTTACAAATTTGATTTTAAAAAACAAAAAACAAACAACTTATGATAATTATTATAATAATCTTAAAAAAGTAATAAAAGAATGTGGTGGATTTATATTTGGTATTAGAGTTTATAATAAAGATTATTTTAGTACAGTTAATGGAGGTCAAGGCAATGTATCATATTATGAACCACCTCATACTATAACAGAGGTTGATGAATATAAAAGAGAATCTAATGATGAAATAGGCAGTCACGCAATGCATGTTGTAGGATGGATTACCATAGATGAAAGCACAGAACAACCAGATAAACCAATACCATTTGGAGATTATTGGATTGTTAAAAATTCTTGGGGACCAAATGTTGGTCATGATGGTTATTTATACATTAGAATGTTTGATGAAGGTATAATAGAAAATATTCAAACTGAAACTGATTCAAATATTGAGGAGTTTTTTAGAGAAAATTTTGTTGAAAATAATTGGATTATTGCATGGGGAACTGAAGAAATATAATAAAACAATTTAACTTTTAAATTTTTATTTTAATAATTAAAATTACATTATTCAATGTTATTTAAAATTCCTAATATTATCTAATACTATATTAATTACAAAACATAACTATTATAAAATACAAAAAAAAAATAAAATATAATGAATAAAAATCATATTAATAAAAACAACATTAAATTACATAAGGATTACATTTTAGTATTTATTATAGTCCTCCTACTCACATTGATAATCGCAAAAAAACATTATTTGAATTTACAATTAGACGCATTTACAAATAAAATTCCACAAGTCATTAATATTAAAAAAACGGAATATCCTATTATAACAGTTATATGCGGAGTTCATGGTAATGAATATGCCCCTCCAATTGGATGTGAGGAATTCATTAAAGAAAATAATTTTAAGAAGGGTAATTTGTTTTTCTTACCTAGAGTAAATGAAGAAGGATTAAAAATGAAAAATAGATATCTTCCTAGTAAATCAAATTTTATTTTTAAATATGATATAAATAGACAATTTGGAAAAGATAATAATGATTTAATGAATACAATAACTAATATAGTTGATAAAAGTGATTTTGTAATTGATTTCCACGAAGCCTATCGATTTTATGTAAGCGAAAAAAACTTTTTAAATAAATCAATGGGTTCAACAATATCAGCATCATTAAACGATTATTCAATTAATATAGCAAATTATTTAGTTAATGATATTAATAAAACAATAACAAATCCAGATAAAAAATTCGCATATTTAGATGATAAATCCTATGATATTCCATATACATTAAGAGATTATTGTAATAAAAAAAATATTAATTATAATTTAGTTGAAATAACCGGTATTAATGACGCACAACCTTTAGATATAAGAGTCACACAAACAAAACGCATATTAACTGCTTTATTTAAACATTTGGGTTCTTTATAATTTAAAATATAATAATTACAACATCAAATCAGTCATATCATATTTGTTTTTATTGTAAAACTCTTCTTCAATAGTGTCTTTCATTACAAGGCGTTTAACTACAACTGGTTTTTTCTGTCCAATACGAACTGCTCTACCAATTGCTTGACTTTCAATGTCTTTTGTGTGTTCTGGTGTTCCATTAACAACATCCGCAAATATAATATGTGACGCTTCCGTTAAATTACTACCACTACTACATCTTTCACTTGAAAGCATAATAATTCGGTATGATGGATCTGTTTTGAATTTATCAATTTTCTTACTAACACTCGTAATATTCCCTTTAACAAAGAGATTTTTTATTTTGAAGTCATCGAGGACTTTACCAATGAGTTTAAGCATATTATCATATTGACTAAAAATAATGATTTTATTATCATCACATTTAAATAATTCACCAATATAGTTGAGTAAATATGCCAACTTTGTTCCATATTTTTGTATTTTTTCTTCATTGTCAAGTTCTACTTTAGATTTCTCTATTATCTTTTCTTCTTTTACTTCTTCAATTTTACCTTCAATACCTGCTTTAACTTTATCATAGTGTGTAAAATTAACATCTTTCTTGTTAATTTTTGTTCTACAAAATGGGCAAGGAACACTTTGGTTACGATTAAATAACATTTTAATACAATCACCACACATCATATGTCTACAACTAGTAATTGCGATTTCACTATCATATTCCATAAAGCAAATACTACAAGGGTCTTTAACTGCTTCTGATATAAATTCATTGCTTTCAAAAATCTTAATTTGATTTTCTAAACGTCGAATATCATTTTTCAATTTGATGAGACTTTCTTTATTTCGAGTAATTTGACTTTGTTCATTATTTAACGTATTGGTGTATATTTTCCAAATAATATATTTTTTATAAATATCGCTATTGAATTCTTTTGGAAACTCAATCAATTTTATTGTTTCTTCTAGTTCTTTTAAATTTAAAGTATATTTAACTAATGCTTCTTTTTGTAAAAATACACTTTTAATTGTTTTAATTGCTTCATGATGATAAGAATATCTAGAATATACATATGAGTTTCCATACCTACTATGTTCTCTACCAGAACTACAAAATTTATCCATTTCTGTTATTAAATGTGGTTCAATAGATAGTGGATCATCTACAATAGATTTATTTAATTTATCTTTAAGAGATTTTAGTTTACTAATTAAAAATTCACAATTAGTCTGTTCGATTTCTTTCTTACTAATCTCATCTAACGCGTCTTTCATATTCTTTTTATATTTTTTTACCATAAGAGTTTTAATATTATCAAGACTCAATATAGAAGTTCCAAAATCGCTAGACATAACATCAACATCAGACACCATAACGTGAGTGCATAATTGTAGAAGTCGCTTAACATCATTAGAACGCAATGCTTCTAAATAAATATTACGTTCTACATTATTTTGTTTCAAAATAGTAATATCTTCTGTAAAAATTGGAATATCAACAACTCCTTTAATGTCTGCTTTAGTAGTTCTTCTAATATTTGTATTAAAAATCTTTCTAATTTGACTATTAGAGAGATTAAGTAAAGCGTTTTCGATACTATTATAACGAATACAATTACCATTTTGATTTTCCAATTCTGATTTATGGAAATAAGAGTATTTTTCATCACGAGTCATTGAATTAAATTTTTTCATATCTTTATTAATATTTTCAATATAATCATTATTAAGGAAGTTAATATAACAATAAAGATTACTAACATCTTCGGTAAATGGAGTTGCTGTTAAACACCATTTGTAATTACTATATAATCTACAAAGTTGAACAAATTTAAATCTATCTCCCTTACTAATATTATATGATATTTCGCCATTTTTAGTATAATAAATATTACTAACATTCGTATATTTCGAATTAATATAAATATTTGTATTTAATACTTCGTGTGCTTCATCCAATATTATTCTGTTCCATTTTAGAGTGAAAATATTGAATTTTTTTTTATCATCAAATTTAAATTCTGTTAATTCATCTATTATTGTTTTGTCATCACCAACAAGAGTAGTAGGTATTTTCTTTAAAATTGCTTTTAAAACTTTAGAATCATCAATCATTTTAGTATGATGGGGTTTTTTATGTTCTATATCAAGTAATTTAATATGTTTCATATATTTTGCAGTATCATATTCATCTTCAATTAAATAATTCAAATAATTAGTATTATTTACTAGATTAGATGAAATTATATAAATAAAATGTTTATTTGGTTTAATATCATATAATTTCTTTTTAATATCTGTTATAGTTGTTATTTTAGATATATTTAATTTTTTAAATAACATTGGTGAAACATATTTTTTAATTTCACTATACCATTGAGTTACTAAACGATTTGGACAAATAATAATATTGTTCGCATCAAATGATGTTTTATCTTCTTTAACTTTCTGTAAATCTTTTTCAAACGAATATACAATATTTAAAATAGTAGATAGGGTTTTACCTAATCCAACTTCGTCAGTTAAAATACCACCACATAATTTTAATGTACGAGAGTATTGTTCCTTTACTTCTTCTGTCAATTCTGTAATATACCCATTACTATTATAATGAACATTACCATTGCTATTATAATACATATTTTTGTACATTATATCGTTAAATGATTTATAAATATATTGTTTTTCACTAGAAATTTCATTTATATAATTAAAATTTGTATTACATAAGAATTTAATATTAAAATTATTTATATCAATATCACTTTCTATGTTATTCATCCAAAAAACATTTTGTTTTTGATACTCAAATGGATTTGTTTTTAATTCTTTAATTAAACATAATTTATCATAATTTTCAGTAAATTTAATTATTTTAATGTCTTTCCCTAAAATAGTATCTGTATTATTATCAATAGTATCAACAAGTTTAAATAAATCATCCCTTTTAATTAAATTATATGAACCAGAATTAAATTTAATACTATCTTTAGTAATATTAAATTTAGTTCCTACATAATTAGTTCCATTATATTTATTATTAAATAAATAATTAATCCATTCGATACAAATAATATCTTTATCTCTACAATCATCTTTTATTTTTTGTAAAATAATATTAGTTTCATTTTCATATTGGATATTACTATTGATATAATCTAAATTTAAATTTCCAATATATTTATTTTGAAATAAAGATTTAAATATATCTTTATGTATATAAATATCAAATTTCATTACGAGAGTTACATATTTTTTTTGTTGACCATATCTTATTCTAGTTATATAATCTGTATAATTAAAATCTGTATCAACCTTGAATTTGAAAATACCCCTAGTATTTTGTGAAAATATGTAATTATTAATAAATGAATTTATACTATTGTTATAATTATTATTAAGATTATAAAGTGTAATTACATCATTATTTGGATCAAAATTAAATTTAGGTAAATAATTTTTTTCAAATCTATACTTATTATTATATTTTGAATTATAATAATTATTATTAATAAAACTAGATACTTCTTTAGGGTTTGCTTTATCAAAATCAAAATTACTTATGAAATTAAATGTTTCTTTGTATAGTGTTTGATTATGATATGAAACATATTCTGATATTTTTTGTTCTGAATTTTCATAGTTATAAATATAAAAATGTCTTTGAATAGAAGAATAATATAATTTATCAAATTTGAATAAAGAAGTATCTTTTTTCTCCAATTTTTCCATATAAGTTTTAAACTTATCATTAATATTATCACATAGTTCTCGAACAGTCATAATACTACTTATTTCATAATATTTTCTTTGAAATTGACTTAATGTTAGACATTTATCTATTTTATATAAATCATAGTTATCAAATTTAAAATATAAAAAGTCAAAGAAATTATAAAGAAGTTTACAATCTTCGCGTGAGAATATATTTTTATGATTTATATCAGATGGTGTATTATTATTAATTTTTATTAACAAATCATTTATTTTTTTATTTCCAAAATATAAACCCTTCTTATTTGATAAATTATATTTAATAACTGATTTTAATATTTTGTTATATTTATCAAAATATAAATAATTAATTGTATAATTATTCGGTTTTTGGTCTATTAAATGTTTATCTAAAAACGCCTTATAATCATCTACTTTTTCTTGTGGTATAGAATTATGTGGATTTAAATATTCAAGTTCTTTTCTAGTATTTACTTCATATTCCATATATCCATTATTAAAATTAATATAATCATCTGGTAGATCTTCATCTTTATTTATATATTGTGATGTAGTATTAGTTATTTTAACAAACATTAATTTATGTTTTTTATCTACATATTCATTTCCTTTATCATAATGTATAAAATAACGTTCCATAGCAAATAAGTTAATTATATTTTTTAAAATATTAATTATATATATGTGTGTTATTTATCGTTATGAATAATATGTTTTAAACTTTTTTTTAAAATCAATTTTATTTTTTTAAAAATAAAAGGAGATTCTAATTTATTAAAAATTAAAAATTAAAAATTAAAAATTAAAAGAAAAAGTAGAGATCTTTAAGTATTTAAGAAGTTAAAAAAATAAATTTCCAAGTAATTATACTAATATAGAATATATAGTATTGTAAAAATGCGAATACTATTATTTATTATAATACATATAGTAATCTAGTATTATAAGAAGAATATTTTAATTTACTTAAATTTAGTAAGATAAATTATAGAATAGATATTATAAACTCGGTATGTACTGCCAGTTAAGTGCTCTACAAATATGTTTCCAAATAATATCTTGTTGATGAAGTTTATTCCGAGATTTAAGTAATTGAAAACATTGTAAATATTCATCTAGTTCCAGTAATTCAAAAAACTTATACATAACATAATTATAAGATAAAAAGTTTTTTCTTTTTGGAACAACAGTTGGTCTTAATTCTTCAAAAGGAATTTGTATTTCTTTAAACATATTTCTAATAATTTCTTCAACTTCTGCACTAATGATAGGTGGTGGAAGTCCGTTAAGTTGATTAATTATATAAGGAATATGTTCATAGTAGTCATTTCTCTTAATCTTGCGCAATATTATACGCATTTTTTCTGGAGTAATTTGTGCCATATTTCTAATACGTTCCTTATTAATTTCAACCAAAATTTCATTATATAAATCATCTGGAATTTCAGTAGTTTCTTTTGCTTGAAATTGAGCAAGAAATTCATTAAGATGATTAATTCTTTTATAACAAAAAGATGTCATTTCTTTAGGAGGATCTTTATATGATGGTTTATCAGAATCTAGTATTACTTGTTCTTGGATTCCACAATTCGAACAAATAAGAACACCACTATTTTGATTAAGAAGCATATCGGTATTACAATATTCACATATATCAGAATTTATAGTAATAGTATTATTATCAACATACTCATTATCTATCATTTTTATATAAGTTTTATGTAATTCTTTCTTAGTCATTAATTCATAAATATTTTTTGGTTTTAAACTATCAATTTCTTTTTTATCATCATTACTATTACTATTACTATTACTATTACTATTACTATTACTATTACTATCATTTATAATAGTAGGGTTTTTAACTTTTAAAACTTGTTTTCCAGTTCTAATATTATATACTTTATCATCTACTTTTTCTAACCAATTTAAAACATCATTTTTAGTATTACTTTTTTTATATCTATTTTTTTTTGATATTTTATCATATTTATTATTTTCAAATTCATTATCTTTTATTTTATAATAATGATTCAAAAGTGTTCCAGTTTCCAATAAATAATCGGTTTCTTCTTTTCTAGTTTCAATATTATATATTTCATTTTCTATAGTAGTTTTTTCATCTTGTAAACTCCATAATTTTTCTTGTAAATGAAAATTTTTATATATTTCTTTATCTTTGTCAATATTAGATTTTAAGCATATAATCTTTTTATTCAGTAATTCAAGATTATGATAATAATTTTTAAGATTTTTTTTATTTTTTTCAAATTGTTTTAATACATCATTATGTAAAGCATCTATAGTTTTATTAGCATTAAATGGATTTCTATTTTTAGTTTTATCTTTAAATGTCATAGTTTAATAATTAATTAAAGAAACAAAAGTTTATTAAAATATATTTATAATAAAATTATTAATAAATTATAAGTAAACTTAAATATAATAAAATATTTTAATTTTAATTATTTAATTTAAATAGTCCTTAAATATAATAATTTTTCATTTAATTAAATTTAATTAATTAATTTATAAAAAATAAACATATGTGATTTTTATATTTTAGAAGTGTATTTATTTTTTAAATAGTTTTTTTTTATTTAATTTTAATTTTAGTTTATTTTCAAAATTATTATCTTTTATAATATTATAAATATATTTTAATAAACTTTTATTTATTTAATTAATTAATTTTTATTCACAATGGGAGGAGGTTTAATGCAATTAGTCGCCTATGGCGCACAAGATATTTACCTTACAGGTAATCCACAAATCACTTTTTTCAAAGTTGTCTACCGAAGACATACTAATTTCTCTATGGAAGCTATTGAACAAACGTTCAATGGTTCCGTTGGTGCTAGTTCAAGAGTTACTGCTACTATTTCCAGAAACGGTGATTTAGTTCACAAAATGTACCTTGAATGCGATACTGGTCTTGTTAACAAAGCTAACTATGGTCACGCTATGATTGACAATATTGAACTCGAAATTGGGGGTCAACAGATCGACAAACATTACGGACACTGGATGGAAACTTGGGCTGAACTTACCGAACAAAATTCTTCTGGTGTCTGTGCCACATCCGTAGCAAATATGGTTGCCTCAGGTCTTGATGATGGTGAATACGCTACTAAATTCCAAAAGATGGCTGCGGCTGGTGGTGTAATTGCTAGTGGTAGTAATGTTGACTTAGGTGTCATTTTTGTTCCACTCCAATTCTGGTTCTGCAGAAACCCAGGTCTTGCTCTTCCACTTATTGCTCTTCAATACCACGAAGTTAAAGTCATTGTTAATCTGTCTAGTGATTTTTCTGCTAATTCTACCCTTAAATTATGGGCTGACTACATCTACCTCGATACTGATGAAAGACGAAGATTCGCACAAGTTTCCCATGAATATCTTATTGAACAAGTTCAATACAGTGCAGTTTCTACCGGTTCTTCATTCGACTTAAACTTCAATCATCCAGTTAAAGAACTTGTCTGGACTGACACTTACGCTAATGGTGATTATGATGGTGACGAAATTTTAACAGGTGCTAAATGGAAAATTGTTCTTAATGGACATGATAGATTTGCCGAAAGAGACTACAGATATTTCACTAGAACTCAAGTCTGGCAACACCACACTGGATATGGTTGTGTCATGAATACTGACTCTATTGCTGTCTACTCTTTTGCTCTTAAACCAGAAGAACACCAACCATCTGGAACTTGCAATTTCTCTAGAATTGACAACGCCCAACTTAAATGTACTGGCACTACTGGTGGTGATATGAACATCTACGCTGTTAACTACAACGTTCTCCGTGTTATGAGTGGTATGGGTGGTCTCGCATACTCTAACTAATTTCTTAATTCTTTAAGAAATATGTTTATGCTTATGCTTATGCTTATATATATATATATTGATTAGGATAGAGAAATCTATTTAAAATAAAATCATAAATTGATTTTATATGTTACTATTAATATTTTCAAATTTTTAAACATTTATAACTAAAATGTAATTATTTTTATCTAATTAATATTTAATATTAAATATTAAATATGAATATTAATATTAATAGTAATAATGTAAATAGAAAGAATATTTTTAATAATTTAAAAAAATCAAAAAAAAAAGGTAATAAATTATTAGGATATTTAACTATATTAGTAATATTAATAGGTGTTCCTGTAGCGTGTGGAGTTTATGTTTATTTTAAAAAACAAGATTCTTATATAACAGAATGGAAACCTAATGTAACAGATGATGTAAAAATAAAAAGAACATCCGATAGAGGAACAATAATATCTATTGTTTTAATGATAAGTAGTTTGATTCAAGCAATATTAAAATTCTTCGGTGCTTCACCAACAATGTTATTATTATTATATGGATTTTTTATGGCGAGTGTGTTAGGTTTTATGGGTGATCAAGGTTATGGAACAGACGAAGGATTTAGTTTAAGAGATATAGGTAAAAAAGTAAATGATAAATCTATTGAAGGACTAGGGGCACAATTAAAATATATTTTTGGAACATTAACTTCTAGTAGTTTTTGGAGATTTATTATAACAGTATTTCTTGATATGTTTATAAGTGCTCCTATACAAAGTGTTATAGTTGCTGTTTTTAATCCACATATAGAACTTCTTAAAAATACTATTCCATCATTACCTAAAATTTTAGGGTCTTTATTAAATATTGTAATTATAAACTTTGATAATGTCCTACAATCATTTGTTGCTTTTATAACATTCCTTGCTTACGCGAATGATACTCGTTTTAGATGGGCGTATCCGGGCAGTGATGTAAATCCAAATTTACTTATATCTACAAGTGTTATTAAAATTTCAACTGCTATTGCTGGGGTTATTTATTTAATAGCGAATATTAGTGCTGATTTTAATATTATTGATGGTGCTACGATGAAAGTAGGAACATCTCTAGTTGATAGATTAGACCGTAAAATGTGGTTTGTTCTTATTATGATTGGTTTATTGACTCTAGGTTCATTAAATAATGATTCATTTTTAAATAAAAAAAATAATAGATATGACATTAAACCATTAGTTAATATGACAGACGATTCTATTTGGAGATTTGACGATGAATTATTAATGAATTTTTATAATGATGAAATATTAAAATTAGCA